GCGTTACGTGTGGAATCCACACCAACGATTACCTGACTTGTGGATCCATTGAAAGTACTTCCACCGTAGGAAGTTCCACCAGCGAAGGCGGCGAATAGATCGTTGTACTTACGTCCAACACCTAGTTCTAGTAACTCATGGATTGTAACACCAAAGATCTCACTTGTTCCAGCACTGCGATAGATTTCCTCACGGATACTATCAGGTAGTGCAATGGCTGTGTTACTCTGTGTGGATCCAGTGGAACCAGTACGAGTATTCATTGGCTGATAAGCAAACCCACGGATCTGCTCCTTGACCTCTGGACTTACGAATAAGTCTGTTAGACCACGGCTCTGTAGTGCGGAAGGTGTTCCACCAGTGTAGGCGGCATTCAATCTACGAACTAGTGTCCATAGCTTGTTCATGTCGTCTAGCTGATATGTACCAGCTGTTCCAGAGCGGATGATGTGCTTCTGGGACTGAGTAGAAGCCTCGGCAAGAGCCTTGAGGACAACTGCCCACGCATTACGCTCCTGCTTAACAAGAAGCTCGTTGGCCATACGCTCTAATCCAGCTGCAACAACGTCTAAACGTGCTCTGCGGACATAACGCTTCTCCATGGAGATTGCGCTATCTAAGCGATATGTACTAACCTTCATCTCCTGAGTGCCCTGTACGAAGTTAGTTGGTAGACCACCACCTACTGTCTGACTCCAGACACTAATGGTTCCTTCCTGTGCTCCATAGTATAGATCTAGAGGGATTGATGGAGAATCATCTTCATCAAACTCAATATCACGATAAATAGCGCTAGCAGTACCAGTCTGTAGTAGCACTTGCTGAACTACCTGACTAATGAAAGCTGCGAAAGCTTCCTGAGCCTCTAGGGCTGTTGATTTATTGTCCGAGGCAAGAGCCTTGATTAGCTCAACCTGTTCTGGATTTTTTTCGAATTGGATTTTCATATTTTTAAATTTTTAGATATTATAGCTCGATTTTTAGAAGAGCGAAACCTTCATCATTCTTAGGGCCAAGGAACTTACCTACAGTTGCATTACCATAAGTAACAACCTTGATATCGCCATTTCCGGAATCGGAAACTGCTGCTCCACTGCCGAAAGCTGGTGTTCCAACGATAGGGCCAACTAGTACAACACCCTTTGTTAGAATTGGGGCTGCCTGTCCACTAATAATTACGTCCATTTCAGCGGCCTTACGGGGCTTAAATAGAAGTGCTTCGCCATTTTCATCAACGCTACGAACGTCCTTTAGAAGAAGACCAACAATCTGGCCCTTTGCTGCGCCAGATGGTGCTGGAGAAACTGTCCAAGGAACTCCTAGGTGGGATGAAACGCTATTTCCAAATACGGAAATGTTATCAACTAAAGTTGAATCTTTGAGGTTAATACCCTGCCCGTTGGCTACGACGACAGTGCCCTTATCGACACTTGCGCCAGAGACAGCGAATAGGTTAATAACATCGTGTTCACTATAATCACGGAATGGTTTTAAGTTACTCATATGTTTTTGTTTAAATTTTTGTTAGATATAATTATCTATTGATCTTTACACTATTTTTATTGAAAGCGGCACTTATTTTTTCAACTAAGCTAATTTCTTGTGTGCTAGATGTGTTTGGGATGATTTGTTTCTCTTCTTTTACCGAAGAAACAATCTCTTCAACAGACTTCTCTTCTGATGGAGACTCTTCGGTTTCTACAACAACAGCTTCTTCAGCGACCTCTTTGGCAGGAGCTTCAACAGCAGCTTCTTCCTCAACGGTACTAGCAACTACTTCTACTGTTTTATTTGTTTTTTTCTTAGCGGAAGCAATTGTGCTGAATTTATTGTACCACTTCTCGAAAGCCTCGTCATTCTCGATAGCATGTAAATCTTCTGCAATAATTTCACGATCCTCGTTGGATAGATTAAACTCTTCATCAACAAGCGACATACGACGCTGGAAAGTTGCTTCAATTTCCTGAGCCTTGATAGCGTCCTGAATGGAATTGAATTCTTCTTTAAGCTTTTCGCTCTCAGTCTTCATCGCTTCTAGCTCGCCCTTAAGCATGTTAACTTTTTCTTCGGCATTAACTAGTGCGTTATCTTTTTCTTCTACTTTGGATTGCCAATCTCTTGAAAGGTCAGCAATACTATTAGAAATAAATTCACGAACTGCGCTTGCAGAAACTTCCTTAATGGAATCTTCTGTGATGTCTTCAATCTTATTAATTTGCATAGTACTTTTTACATCATAATTATCACAAGGGACACTTTTTTTATTAATTTCATTCTCTTGATTTTCATTTTTATTATTAGCGTCTTCTTGTACTATCTCAATTTCTTGCTTATCATAGGAAATAACTACACCCTTAACTTCCGCTGCCGGGTTGTTAGTGAAGCCTATTCCTAATGGCAATACTGTTCCTTGCAGATTCAGTAAAAGTAAATTACCGTCCTCATCTGAACCCTTTCCGCCAAAGACTCTTAATGAATCTTTTAATTTTAAAATTTCTTCCTCATCGTCTATTATATAGGCTTCAGCTAAATTCTTGCTTCCTTTAGCTATATTAAACTCGTTAAAACCAAGTTCCCAACTCGCACTAACCGATAGATAGTCTGTAGAGCTTGGATCACTGCTCTTAACAAGTTCTTCCGCAAACTCTGGATTAACAATTTTCCATACATAGCCAGAAAGAACTACGTTGAAAGGCTCGTTACTTGCAGATACCTGTTCAAGAGTTAATGGATTGCTAGTACCAAATTCACTAAAACCATAACCAGTACAAAAACCTACAACAGTTTTTCTATTATGCTCAATATTAAAAGGCTTATTAACAAAATTTTCAACCATAGCTAGTGCTACTTCTGTACTAATGATATGACCATTTTTGTTACCACGATTTACAACAAATGCGTCAAAAGCTACGCCCATTAAGTCTTTATTTATATCCAAATCAACTTTTTGTGGCAGATATGATTTTAATTGATCAATAGATGCTACAGCTAAATACTTATCTTCCTCAAATGGAACCATTGCCTGTACTATAATGCCATCAAACTTTACTTGGTATTTAAATTTATCCATGTTAAAATTTACACTGTCTGCCTGAATATGCGCAATATTTTTTAATTTACGATTTACTAATAATTCATTATTTGCATTATTTGCAAATTCAAATGCACATAAATTAGTTTTACTACCGGGTCTGTATTCTAGATCAGAATAATCAAAACCTGTTTGCGCTTTTTCTTCTATTATCATATATTTATATTATAAATTTTTACAAATAAAAACAAATTAATTTATACAGGAAAGGATTAAACTTGACTCTGCATCGCGTCTTTCCAATAGGCCATCTAGCCCCTTGTCCCTCCATATACGTTTCATTTTTTGAAACTCAAGGGCAATGCTTCTATAATCCTTTTTCGGCACAAGGGTTTTTATTTCCCTCATTTCCCTACGACTATCACCAGTTAAGCTAGACCCACGGTTAAAAACTAATGAGACAATTGCACCATACGCATTATCACATAGCTTATCTAGTTCTGGGAAAGCCCTTTCGGCAAGCTTGGCAAACTTAGGCCAAATAAGATCATTAAAAATATCTATAGCTTGATCCCAAGTTATAATTATACCACTATTTTTATATTGATTTGTATACTCCTTACCGGCTAGCCCCTTTTTGCCAGACGCGCCTTTAACAATGTCTAATTGCTTTTTAGGTAAAAAATTAAATATCTTTTCTAGTTCTGCAGGAGTATAGTAACCACAATCCACTCCTATACCGAGCGTCATACCACTTGCGCCACCGGGCCACGTTGGCTTGGCTAAAAACCTATCGTAATACGACTTACCACCCCCTACTTCGTACTTCAATATTAAATCTAGTGCTTTTGGTGAAGGTTTTTTCATATTAATATCTCAGAAATATCGTAATCATCTTCTTTTGTATTATGCGTAAGAATAACTTCTTTCTTTTCAACTGCAATCTCTCCCCTAACCTCTGCATTAGAAGCACTGTTATATTTTAAATCAACAACAGCCTCAACACCAAGGTACGAAGCGATGATAATTGCAAATATTTCTATAGTTTTAGAAAATAAGGTAACAAAGGCCGCCACATGTTCAGGCATTCTTATCGCAAAAAGTATTGCAACACTAGAATAATATAAGGCAGCCAACATTAATATTGAGGTAAATATAACAAAGAATTTTTTTGAAGAAAGGTGGTTAGTCTCTTCCATTTTTTGTTTTAAATAATCAGGAGTATTCGGGGGCGCCTTACCATTTTGTAGAAAAGCACTAGCTGACCTTGCAATATCCGTAATATTTTCAAATAAGCGCATATTAAAATAATCTAAATCCGCTATTCATTCTAATATAGATATATCCACCAATTACTGCGATAAGAACTGCAATAATAATATTTCTCCAAAGTATAGCTAAGTCTTTCTCTAGCAGTTTCTTTTGCATAACATTAAGATCCCTTACCATCTTATTTTGCATTTCCTGTTGCTTTGTACGTTCAGCATCAAACTCACTTCTAGCCCTTGTTAAAATTTCATTATCTTTCTTTAATTGAACAGCAATATCTTTATCCTTTAATAAGTTATCATAGTCCGTGGAGTTAACTACCACTACTTTATCACTTTTATACTGCTCTGGAACAATTACAATTCTCTGTTTTGAATCATTTACCTGTATAGGATTTTGATAAATAGCACTAATTCCAATTCTTTTTTTAGGTGGATTAATTAACTTTACAGTTTCGTTAATATAACTTTCAGCTAAATCAATTCTAGCCAAATCAATAGAATCTTTGGTAGCATAAACAGATTGGCTTACTGCCTCTGTTTGCTTTTCGGTATAAACTGTACAACCACTTAGTACAAATATACTTAATATAATTAATATATTAAATGCTATTCTCATATTATGATTTACACATAATATTAATAACTTTAACTATTCTATTTCGCTGTGTAGTAAAAGTATAGCTGTTTTACGATCAACCGAATGTTTTTGAGATATCTCATCAACCTTAGTCATATTATCCGTAACCTTGACTGGATTATTGATATAAGACGCGATACTCTCATTCCATTTATCTGGAGTTTCATTTGTTGCAATGGTCTCAGCAACTTCTTTAATTATATTTTTTTGCTCTTTAGATAACTTATTTTTCTTATAAGACTTCTTGAGGGAGTCTTCGATACTGGAAATAAGTGAATCAAATTTAACTAGATTCTCTGCTAATTTTTTTGCACTTAATTTTGACTGCTGTTTTTCTTCACTGCTTCCGCCAATTTTACCTATTCTGTTTGTAATTTTAGGCGTACCTGTACCCGCTGGTCTACCGGGCATATTATTGGCTACTTTAGATTTTTTTTCTTCTGGCTTGCCACTTGAGCCAGTCTGTTGCACCTTATTTAGTAGTGGCTGATACAAGCCCTGATCTTGAAGTTCTACAAATTTTTTCTGAGACTCAATGCTCTCTTCGGGTAACGGAAGCCTACCAGTTTCAATTGCAGTCATTCCTTCCTCTGGAGTTAATGCCCCCAACTCAACAAGTCTTGTATATATACGAGTAAGATTTGCGTCATCTCTAAAATCCGAATCTGTAAATCTAGCAGTAGGTATAGATTTAAATCCTAATTTTTTACCAATATCTTTCATTTCTGGTACAAGAAATTGATTTAAAAACGCCTCTCTAGCATGTTTTAATCTAGACAAAAATACTTCTACCTTTGTGCTAGTATTCGAATATTTTTCATCACCAACTAGTACGTTATTTAGTCCGTATCTAATATCTCTATCAACAACTTCATATTTTTTAGGATCTAGTATTTGACCAATTTCTGGTATGACAAATTTTATATTAGTAGTATAATCAGTTACTAAAATACGACCCACACTTTCATTTTCGAAAATTTTTCTTAAATTTACTATCTGCTCTTTACTTGGCATTCCAACCTCGTCGTTACCCATTGTAACCAATAAGATGGCCTGTTGTACGGTTCGACTAATTGCCATGTCAATATTTTTTAATTCCTGTTTCCAGTTGATGTCTTCAAGAACGGGGAAACCCATTGGTACACTAAATGGCTCGTAGTCTTGTTTTTTATAAAAAACCGCCTTCACGCGACTAGGGTCTAAATTAAACATTAGAAACTGATTTCCCTGATTCATTTTTCCACCCTGACGTATTTCTCCGAATTCTTTTATTTTTTGAGCTAATTCCTTATCCTCATCCGTTTGTGGATTAGTCATTACCTGTATTTCAAAATCATTTAATACTTTTACGTAACGCGGACTCACAAAAGATGCCGAACCAATAGATTGAATATCAGCTGGGTTTAATACTATATATCTTATAGGAATATCCTGATTTTGGGCAGCTAGAATTTCGCTGATCTGCATCATATCATCTTTACTGAACTCTGCATTTAATTTATATAAAAATACGTTTCCACTACGGAAAAACTCCCTGAAAAACATATCTTGTAATTTCCATAGGTTAACTCTTTCACCCCAAGCTTTAAAAAACTTGAGTGATTGCGAGTTTCCACCAGTAAAATATATTGACGAACATGTAAAATCCGTCATTAAGTCAATTGTATTTCTAAAAATTGAAAAATTATAATAAGCCTTTTGGCAAAGAATGATAGCATCACGAATACTTACTGTAGAAGTGTACTTGCCGAGACCGCCACCATAAGCGAATGGTATAACACCACCTTCTATATTTGCATACTTATCAGTACGGGCAATAGTAGATGCCGCGTTTCTACGAACGGCGGAACCCACTTCACCACGAGAAGAGGCCGCGATTTCTATATTTTTTTTCTTACCATTGCTAGAACCCTCGATTATCTGTGGTTCTGGAAAAGATAAATTTTTCGCCTTATTGCTCATATTTTATTATAAAGATTAATTACACCAAAATCTGTTTTAAATCAGCACGGCTACAAATTCAGTGTTCTTTTTCTTATTATTTTCTGCAGATATCATATCAAAATAACATTTTACAGCCCAATTACCTAACATTAGTGTGGTATAATTATCCTTTCTAGCGCGATTAACGCTAGTTGACTTTCTTAAGTGCGAAGGTAGGTCAAAGCTTTGTGTTCCCCTAGAAGTGGTCGTAACTTCAACATTGGCACACTGGTCTTTTGTATCCTTAACAATAAAGTCTTGCTGTTCTATAAATTCTCTAACTGTTAATTTTTTTGTTTCATATTCATTATCAGCACGGTCTCCAATACCCCTTGGATAAACATAATCCATTGGCAAATTCATAGTAAACATATTTTCTAGAATTTCAGGGTGATTACTAGCTCTAGATGCAAACCATATTTTTTTATGATCAATACAAGTCTGCAAATAAGAGTTGGCTCTACCTAAAAACGCTGATGTGAAATACTGCTTTACGCAAATCGCTCCAATATCTTTATTATATTGCCTAGCTGCCTCTTTTAACATTTTACTATAATCTTCATTTTCCGCATCGGAATCAAAATCTATAAACTTAATAGACCTGTTCATGTCTTTAAAATATTGAGAATTATTTACAGCATCAATAAAGGTATCTGCACCAGCATGGTCAATAATCATGAATGTTATATTAAAATTCTTAAATATATAATATAAATACTTAATATGATCCTGTAAAGAACTGCCAGCCGCTTGATACCCATGAACAAGTATTCCCTGTTTCTTTTCCTCGTCTAGCTCAATAACGCTCATTGCAAAATAGTCAGAGCTTCTAGAAGAAGAGAAGTTAGGATCTATAGCAAGTATATACTTTTTATCAGCATCTCCAATAATTTTTGTAGTTGGATATTCTCCATCTGGTATTGTACAAACATGCATTTTCTTTGGCGAAAAATAACTATCACCACCATCAATAAATCTTGCACAATATTCTCGAAGGAATGAGTTGTGTGAACTGCCTCCATTTTTGGCTAATTGAATTGCAGCCTGATCTACCATGTGATTAGGTAATGCCTCATAACCTAACTGTGATATAAAGTACGTACCGGGTAATTCCCCTTCTTTTGCCTCTTGCTCTTCTGGATTTTCAATTAAATTCGCCCATTGCTCGTGTACCCTAAACAAATGCTCGAAAGTATAGCTAGCAGAACTAAGTGCTAGCATTTGAGAAGTGTTTTCAAAAATTTGTTTATTATCTGGATGCAATAAACCCTTTTTAATAAGTTCTTCTTCTAACTTTCTAGTTCTAATTCTATCACTAACATCTCTTGGTGAACTCAAGAACGGCATTAGCACGTTATCAATAATATCTGGAGGCAACAATAGAAACTCGTCAAGAATAAGAACGTTTGCACGAATACCGCGAATCTTTTCGCCAGTAAGTGGAATAGCAGTAATGCTACCACCGTTGATTAGCCATTCGTATTGATCATTACGTTTCATTTTGTCACCAAAACATTGTCTTGCCAACGATGCCTCTGGACTTGCTAAAAATTTCTCAATTTCATTAAACAGTCTTCGACTTGTACGAAAGTTGATTGACGCGATTAATATTTTAGTACCGGGCTCGAAAATGCATTTTAGTACGCAGTAAACAGCTGCACTAAAACTTTTTGCGCAACCACGACCCCAAACCAACATGCAATAATTACGATTAAAAAATGATTTTATCGTTAATTCCTGATAGGACTCTAAAGTAATGCCAAGTGCTAACTCAGTGGTAAAGCCCAAGTTATGGCGCATGAATTTAGCCAGTGACCGTCTAGCGTCTTCATCACTAAGCTCACCAGTAAGTTTTAATAACTCCTCGTTAACGTTAGTGGGATTTTTACTGCGTTGACTTCCTACTATTAAGCTCATAGCTTTACCTCGTTATCAAATAGATATTGTAAATCAGTAGTTTTAGCTTTTTCTTTCATATCTAAAATGTATAATACTTTTTTTGTTAAATCTGCCCTGCCATCACAAAAGACAAACTGAACATTATCAAATTGTCTACATATTTTTCTCATATGGTGCATTATATAGTCACCACTGCACATTCCGAAAGTTCTTTTGCAATAAAGCGCAGTATTTAGAGGTGATTCAATTAAAACTACTATATAAATCCCAAGTTTTTTAGCTCTTTCTATTTCCCTAACAAACCTATCAAACCCACCACTTAATGTAGAGAAGAAGTCACTTATACTTTTTCTCTCTATAACTAAACTATCATCTTTATATACAGCGTAATCCCCACATTCTAATTTAGAAGAAATTATTTTTAAATCATTAAACTGTAAGGGTTTTTGCTCTCTAGTATCTACAACAATTTGATCTAATGATATGTTATTTAAGTCTTTTATAGTATGTTTTTCTTTATAATTAAAATTACATTTTAATTTCAATGAACTAGCAATCTCACAAAAAGATTTTCCACAAAACTCATGAAATGTTTCAATAGATGGCAAACAAGCTATTGTTTTTATTTGCGACTGACTTGGAATACAGTCTAATCCCTTAACTAAACAATAATCGGTAAGTTTAGATATTAAATAATTGCACGAAGATTCTGAATCAGACTCTTTTAGCCATTTTTTTAAATTTCTTTTATTGATAAAATCATTTAAATAGTATTGTTCAAAGGATTTATATTCTATTTTTTGCGCATCAAGGAAATCTGATTTTGGGTAGTACTGTGTAAAGTATTTTTTTGCAGTAATTTTGTGTATTTTTACGTGCTTTACAATTTCATCCCCATTTTCAAAATTCTTATTGCAAATTTTGCACTGTAAGTATATAGAATATTTATTCATAATTGTTATCCATTAACCATGTCATTTATATCTATTCCACGAATAACCGCCTTTAATTCGTCCATGGAAGATAATCTCGCAGCCTCCTGCTTTAAGTTTTCTTTTTGGGCTTCAGCTAGTAATATGATACCCTTTCTTCTTTCCTCATCTTTCCATGCTTGTACTAAATTTAAAATACTGGCATTCTCATCTTTACGCTGCTGTAGGCGTTTAGACCTATCATCAACAAGGGATTTATACAATTTTTGCTGTCGAGATCTACATTGGTTATATTCTGTATGTAGATTATTTATAGCGTCATTAAGTTGCATTTTAATATTTCTACCCTCGCCATCTCCACTACTATTTCTTAACATCTCTCTCAATTCTTCTACTTGCTGTAAAACACTTGCGGCAGTAACTACTTCAGTACATAGAACAATAAACTGATCCAACTCTTCCTGACTAAGCGCTTCCTTGTCATACGTATATCTTATGAAAGCATCTTCAAATAACTGCCGATCTCCAGAAGTTTTATATGTATTTATCTGATAACAAAAACTAAAAGTATTTAAATATCTTTGCAGTACATCAATTTGTTTTAACTGCGACGCTTTTAAAACGTCGAGTGACCAACCTAAATTTAAATATTTATTTATTCTAAACAGAACCTGATCTTGCCTTCTGGGTGGGAAGTAAGCGCCCACTGGGGTTTCCGCATCCCTATCGGGGTTATAATTAATAGTTTCCAGATGTTCTGGATCTTGCTTTTGCAAAGACTGTATGTAAGCATTCACCTCCCTACATTCAAGAGTTACATGTGTTAACCTGTCATTAGTAAATAGTGTTTTTGCTAATTCAACATAATGCTGATCTTTATAATTATTTTTAATAAATTCCTTTTGCTCGTCCGTTAATTCAACCCTCTCTCTTTGGGTAACTGACTTGTTTTTATAAGTAATTTTATTATCAAGTAAAAATTTCTTTACATTCCGCCCTTCCTTACTTCTACTATCAATAGAATCGTCCTGATATGCATACGCAGTTAACTCAGTAATTGTTGCATCTGGGTTTTTGGCCACCAATTCTCTTATCCTCTGTTTTTGCTCTGGCAGTAAATCTGCATCAGTTATCTCTTCGCTCATAGTATTTCCTTTGCAAGTTCTCTAGCTTTTTGTAAAACTTTAGATTTAATTTTACTTATTTGTCTATAAGCTGGCCTGCCATCTTTATAACTTAATTTATATCCCATTTTTTTTGCTATAGCGGCCTCCTCTAAGTGCTGTAAAAACATTAAATCATATAATTTCCATTCAATATTCGACAAGTTTTTTTTCATTATATCGTTAAATGATGGAATCATTCCTTCGATATCCATATAAGATTCCTTGCTTTCTATAAGAGACTCTAAATTTGTTTCTGGATTTTGTGTGTTTGGAGTATGTATGCTTACTGGAAATTTTATATCATAAGCATTCTTTTTTGTTTTTTCCCATTTAGAATAAGATTTACAAGAATTGTTCTGTGTCCCGTATACCGAGCAATTATGGTCTCCGGTATTGTATGGACATTTTAAACATGGTCGTGAAAAATTTGAATAATGATTTCTTAACATGTTCGTAATCTGATGGTTAATTACTTGATTTAACCAAGGTCTTAATGGCCTTACGTCATCCCATTTATCCCATTTATTATAAATATGAATCCTAAGCCTCTGTGATACATCTTGAAAATCCATCCAAGCAATAGCAGTTAAGTGCCAGCGATTTTTACGTTTACTAATTTCTTCATCAATAATATCAATACTATCTTCAAATGAAGGCTTTATTGTCATAATAAATTATTTTAAGCCTGTCCGTTATTACCACGAAGTGAACCCGCCTCTTTTTGAAAATCACTCAGAACATCATCAGCTGTCCTATTATGAATTGGGGCATTATCATTAAATGAGTCACTTGATGGTTTATAATTATTCACGTAACCATTTGTTAATAAATTCTCGAAAGAAACTCCCTCGGCCCTTCGTGCTTCAACTTTAAATTGTGGCTTTATGTATTTAAATTTACTAGTATCAAAATCTTCAGAATCTATATATTCAATATCATCACTAGCGAACTGTTGCTCACTTGAAGTATCTTCGGATAAAATATTTACCCTATATTGTGGCGGCATGATCTTTTCAAGAGTAGCATTTATACGAGCATTCTCTTCAGGACTTGGCGACTTTGCCTCTGCTGGCGCAACGTTATTTTGCGGAAAAAGTTTTTTTAAATTAGTGGGAACATTTGGTTTGGTCGCAAAGCTAACACCACATTCCGAACAAAATTTTGGCATGTTTAAATTATATATAGTGGGCTTACCACACGAGGAGCAGAAATATTTCATACACTTATTATCAAATAATTACACATAAAATTCTAAATTCTCTTTTGAATGCCCTTTTGTTAATATTCGCAGTGTAATATTATATTAATGCTTTCGTTAACTAGTTCGGATATTTTTAAAACAATACAAAACGATTTGGCTGAAAATGATGGTAAAATTTTTATACAAAAAGGCAAGTATTGCGCTGGTCATAGCAAGTGCGAAGGAATCTTTTACTTTAATAGTAAAGAACAACCTATAATAAAAGTAGCAACTGGCGGCAAAACACAAGAAGAATGGGTTGGCGTATTAATTCATGAGTACTGTCATTTTTTACAATGGCATGAGAATAGTAAAATTTGGGAAGAGTTTGATAACCAAGACTTTACGTTTGAAAATGTTATAAGTAATCCTAAAAAATTTAAGAAAGAGATTTTAATTTTATTGAAATTAGAATTAGACTGTGAAAAACGTGCGATTAAAATAATAAAAAATAATAAACTATTTTGTACTAAAGAGTATGCCAAATTTGCTAACGCGATTCTCTATAAATATGGTTATTTATATGTAAATAACATTTGGCCGAATTCTGGCGCCAAATATAGAGCAATAGCAGATCACTGCCCAAATGTTCTATTAAAATCGCATCTTAACTATATAGAAATACCTAATTCTATAAGTACACTATACTCAAGTTAACTTATCCGCCCCGTCTAAGGCTCTCAAAGCTTTCAATAACATACGAAAGAATTTCAGATCTTACAATATCTTCTTTTCCAAATTGGAAAGTATGTATACCATGTTGTTTTGATACATCATTATCAAACAGATTATAAACACGGTTAAAACCGCTGTTTTTAATATCTGATTGTTGATCATCACCAAGGATGTATAGATTTGAAAAATTAGCCATACGGCTCATTACGAGTAGGAAGTCTTCCACGCGGCAGTTCTGGGCTTCGTCCATAATAAATGCGGCGTTTGCAATATTTAAACCACGTAGGAACCCTAGTGGCAAACCTATAAAACGATTGTCATTAGTTAATGCCCTGACTTGTGGTTCTGGTAATAGCTCATTTAATTTGTCCATTAATGGCTGTATGTATGGACTCATTTTTTCATCTGTTGTTCCCTTTATATATCCGATACCATGAATTGAACTCTCGACAGGTACTCTGCTATAATAAATTTCTGATATCTTTTTTTCCTTTATCTTTTTCAGGGCCATGTATGTGGCAAGTAATGTTTTGGATGTTCCAGCGACACCCTTGATTATGATAACCCTTGTATTTTTATCATTTGCTAGTTCAAAAAACTGCTTTTGTTTATCAGTCCAAGGTAATTCTCTTAAACTTAAATCAATACTTACTTTTGTTCTTTTCTTGTCAACATAAGGAGAAGTATCTTTTTTGTTTTTATCTGTTTTATTTTTCATAAAAATTTTTGTAGGAACAAATTCTCGAACGTGAGAATTTATGGGGCGAAGTTTTGAAAAAGTGTCTGAAGACAGTTTTGGCCACTTGAAAATCTATTCCCGAACTATGGGAGGCCAATATATTCACTACTATATATATTACACTTTATGTAATGTAATTTTACCTAAATTATCTATTGTAATGTAAGAACATTCCGCATAGGTAAAACATCCGGTATTGGCATAGGTGATATCTTCAACATTTGTGTGTTCGTGCTGATGAACATGTGAACAAATAATTGAATTATAATTTTGATTTTTTGCCCACTTAATTGCATTTTGCCGCACTCTACTGGCGGCATGTATCCAATTCTTGCTACGCTTTTTGAAAAAACCCGGCACACGCTGTTCTTTTGGGTCTATTGCCTGTAACCAGTAATATATTCCGCCCGCTATATGTGTTAATATAGGATGATCTCCTATGAAACTATCAAATTGGTCGCCATGAGTTACAATAATTTTATTATTATTAACATTAATCCTAACTTCCCTTGAGTGCTCATATCCTATGAATTCAGACAGTATCTTTGAAACATCTTCATCATGATTACCGGCATTCCAGTAACACTTGCTATTTTTAGTTAGTTTTCGTAAACTCGATAACAGGTGCCAATCTTTTTTGCCTAATCTTTTTGTATGGTTTACATCTATTATATCACCATTTAGTATAATATTTTTAGCCGGAATATTTTTTATAACCCATTCAAACTTATCATGTTGACAAACCAAACTCGTAAGGTGTAAATCTGAAACAATTAAATACTCATATTCTTTCACACTATATATTACAAAGTTTTTTTGAACATTCCAACAAAAGTTTTGTCTCAATATTGTAACAAAAATTACAACAATATGAATATAACACTAGTACCTAAAAAAATAGTAAACATGCCCAATTATACAGTTGGAAATATCAACACGTCCTATGATCCATTTAATATACTTGACATATGGTCCAGTAAATGGTCGGGAATTTGGGACGACTTCGATGCCGTCACCAGTCCATCATTCAACTCTAAGCTATTGAACAAGTGGAAGCAAGACGAGACCAATCAGGATAAATTCAAACTTGAAATTGAACTTCCAAGGTTTAAATCTGAGAATATTAATGTATCCATAGATAATGGCGTACTACATGTGTCCGCCGAACAGGATAGTTTAAAATTCTATTCTTCTGAAAGTTTTCCTGACTTTTTAGATGCGAAAACCATTGCGGCCAAACTTGACCACGGCGTTCTTTACGTATCCGCAAGTAAATTAGAAGCGGCGAAATTAAGAAAAATTAAAGTACAGGTTGGGTAAGTAATACTAAACCGAATCTTTGGTTGGCGAGTCAGGCTCTTGTTTGGCTCGCCAATTTTTTTTGTACTCACTAACCTTGTTTAAATTATTCTTTTGCCACTCTCTGACTTCGGCAATACGATCCTTTTTTATTATTTCGTACCTTTCGCGCTCTACCTTGCGGCAACAGGTTTTACACCAAGCGTGAAAACCATCCCTGCTCTTGCGGTTAATACTAAAACAAATTACGGGTATTTCCGTCCGACAAAGACCGCAGATTTTAGTGACTTCTGCTTGCATTCGGAAAGTTTTAATTTATATCCTCTTCAGTTGTGACTGGTTCGGTTGCGTCCTCTTCAGTTGTGACTGGTTCGGTAATATCCCATTGTATTGGAGGCGCGTCCTCTATCACTTGAGGAACAGGCACTTCCTCCATCACGGGAGGGCGAACCAAATTGTTGTCAATTATATATTGCTCACACTCCTCTAGCGTTCCGATGAAAAGACTCGCCTGTGTTGATGTATATAAAGATTCCACATTATAAGAAATAATATTTTTACTGTCATCAAAAAGTAGATGCCAAAGGTTTTTGTGGTCGTCTGTGCTAAATGACCATCCTTGTGAATTTTTTTCTATAATCATATTATTTTTAGTTAGTTAGTGTTAGTGTGGAACTGGCGCTATCATACGTGGCAGTTCTTCCGGCAGCTGAACCCTGTAGGGTTATTACGGAATAATTATTAACCGTAGGTCCGGCGAATAGTTGAAAAGACTCTCCACTTGCGGGGGAAGAACGAAAACCAACAATTAAACTCGTGCCTGCACTGAACACTCCAGAAGTTATTCTTGAAAATGGGTCACTAAATGGTATACGGTTTACTAGTGTACCGCCTGTTATGGTTGTGGATCCAGTATATATCGGACCAACATTTAAAGCAGGGACACCTGAAAGAACTAATGTATTAAATTGATTTGTTTTAATTAAATTAATATTACCAGAAATGCTCCCTATGTATGTTACTGTGGGAAATCCGGGATTGATTGTTAAATTAGCAACGGTTGAGGAGTTATTAAATATTCTAGTATTCGCCCCTCCGCCGACAATATTTTTTAAAATTTGACCGTTTCCATTTAAATCAATACTTTCCACGCCACCACCAAAAGTTATATTAACATCATTGATTGCAAATGGAACATCACATCTAACATCACTGTTAAAAAGTCTTAAGCTTACAAACCTATTCCCAGTAACAGCTATAATTGCTGGCTTTATATTTGTTAAAGTGAAATTATTACTTGAAACATTAAAAATTACAGGAGACCCACTGAAAATAACGGTTGAACCAGCAGCGACTTGTGATTGGAGTGTTACAAGAGCTGATGTCCAAGTTGGTGTTCCTGAAATACCACCATTAAATATTCCGGTAAGTCCAGTAACCATAAAATTAATTACAGCATTTTGATTAGGTGTAACTGGATTACCGCCACTAGTAAAAATAATTGGACTATTAAATGTTGTAGATTTGTATGTTCTGAATCCCACAGAGTTTGTGCCTGAAACATAAGACAAATAAATAGGATTATTAATAACAACAGTTGATGGTATGGCAGTTTGTTCTATTGTAAAAGCGGGAGCAAACTCAGGTGCAGGTGTTTGCAAATAAACATTCCCAGTTCCGAATGGGTTGTTATTAAAAACGCTCACAGTACCATTACGAATAAATGTATGTCCTGTATAAGAATTATTACCACTCAATGATAATACTCCTGTTCCAAATTTTGTGAAATTTCCAGAGCCGCCGATATTTCCACCAAGAACAATTGCACCACTATGACAATTTACACCCCTACGCGTTCCAGATAGTATAATATCATTACGAACTGTCTGGGTGCTTGTGGAATTATTTACGATTCCACTATAGGTTAGAATAAATCTATTACCACTAATATTAAAAGCTCCGGCACCCGAATTAAAGATCATTCCATTTAATTGCGTATCTACAGGTAAGTCGTTAAAGCCGCCCAATCTTGTTGTGCCGCGAAAATAAAGCGCGTCATACTCAAGGGGAGATACCGAATTTGCCCAATTTGCAGCGGTGCTAAAATTGTTATCGCCCCCCATACCAGTCCACGTCTGATCGGTTTCTCCATTGACATTATAACCAACATTAAAACCCAACTTATCTATTTCCGCCTGATATTTATTAACATTATTTACCCTAATGGTTCTATCCATTTTACCCATTTGTGCCCCGGTTAGATTAAAATTAACTATTTTATTAGTGGCCCCGGTGATAGAATTACGATTGGCATAAATACCAGTTGCCACATTCTCTAAATTCTCTTTTGTTAGGTAGTTGTTTTCAAAACGCAGCGTTTGTAAACGTGGGGCGCCAGATGTAGATATACCAGTGAGTACTGTTATGCCATTACCAGATGCGGTAATGCCGGTAAGGTTAGGAAATATTGATAAATCAACAGTACCGCCCAGTGGCGTACCACCAACGCCAGTTGGGGAAGTTAACTCCAACCCGAGTTCCCTGATAAATGTTCCACCTAAAATTCCAATTTGTTCTGGCATATTAATTTATATTACACTGTGAGGAAATACCTGACACCTTGTATTGTATTATACAAAATGTATTATATTATAAAAAATGTATTATACTATACATAATTAGTATGAAAAGTACATTAAATAAATTTAAACTAAATGATAATATTGAGTTTTTAGAGAAAAGTACTAGAAACTGGCGTTATGGCAAGATTGTCGAAATAATCAATGAGAATAAATACAAAATATATAGCGGAACGGATATTTTTTGGGCTAAACAAGTTAAAAGCGGCGAAAAGTTTCAGCTTGAGACATTCTAATGCTGTTTATATATAAATTAACGGGCTAACTATATCAAGGCCATTTTGTATTATTTCCCGTGCAATTGGCTCGTCACAGCTTGCAACAATAGTTCCACCAGTGCCAATAAACGACCCGCTGAGTCTAGGTACTACCGCACCAGTGCCTAATCTTAAATCCATAAAACGTGTTTGCGGCCCGGTCCATGGGACTTCCGTAGGGTTAACGCCAACACCGTTAATTTTACTATTCCAATTACCCAGCGTTCCCCACAATTGGTTGCCATTGGCATTTGTATAATATAGCGTGTTAATCGGTACTATTTGACCACTTATATATTCACGATTGTTCCATATGCCGTTACCATTTTCGTCAAGGGTGGTCGGCACTCCGCTTATATAATAAAATATGGCCAATGTTCTAGTAGAGTTATAAACAGAATTTCCGCCGGGATAAACACCACCTCCGCCATAGTATCTAGTTGTAAATGTTGTGGGCGTGGCTTGTGATATTTGTCCAGTTATAGTTCCCGGTCCAGTAAAAATAGAATAACTTGTTAACCTTATCCGGTCTCCGGTATTATAACCATGTCTAACGTCGGTATAGTTTTGGTCATTATATGTTGATGTACTGTCGCATCTTTTCCATATTAGATCTACATACAATGGACCACCCAAGGGTTCTTCAGGGTAAGGGCCATCTGTACCACTAAAAAGCTTAACCCTACCAACGTTATTATCTCCGAACCCCAAAACATTAGATCTTGGAGTGCCAGCAACTCCAGTATAACCTAGGCCTGATACCTGACTAACTTGCAGCGAGGGCCAATTAACCAGCCAAGGAATCGCGCCAGTTGTTGTTGAGGTTTGTAACAGCACATCCAAATCACCGTCACCACGATAAATACTCCAAAACTCCCAATACCCGCTAGTGTTAACTTCTATATTAAAACTAGTGGTAGCGCCGTTTCTCGATTCTACCCATGTATAAATAACCCTTCCAAATGGATAATCCCCTCGTGGTTCATTTAGGACTAAATCATATATATTATTATTTGCTATTATGCTGTTTACGCTTGCCATAGGTTTCTTGAATAGTATTACACATGAATATTACATATACCTTATAGTAAAAGTTTTATTAGGGTTACTGGGATTTATTAGGGTTAGATTAGGGTTAGGTTTAGGTTAGGTTGGGTTAGGTTTACTAATTAGTCGCGCGTAGCAGTGGCGAGCTGCGGAGATTTCTGAATAATGTAGTTTTATTATTAGTGGAGATTGAAATTTGACCCTACCGGCATCTTACCCGGTCTTACAACGTCAATTTTTCGGAAAAAGGGGGGGGTATGCCTATGTGTGCGTGTTGTCATACATACTCACACTCAAAATAAAACAAAAATAATTCTTGCATTCTTTGCATGAATGACCCTAGTATAGACGCATGAACAATAAGAACACGCAGACGCTCGACGAGAGGATCGCAGAGGCTAATCGTAAGGCCGCACAGATCGCCCTTGCCAACCTCAAGGCTGATCCCTTGAATCAGTAATAAAAAAAACTTTACAACACACCACAAAACAACCACACTAGAACAAATGAAACACCACATCAAAACGCTCCTAATCCTCATCGACTTTATCGCCTTTGGTCTTGTCGCGCTGTTTGCGGTCGGCTCGCTTGTCCTTGCAATGCAGGCTTTCTCACACTAATCTCTCTACCATGAAACGCATCGCTTTCCTTGTCTTACTTACCATAATCACCATGCTTCCCTTCGCTGGTATCCTTTACTACGCTGACCAACTCTGTAACCACTAATGGAACTTCTTTTGATTTCTTTTGTGATTGCTGTTGCAATCTATCACAACAACGCATAGAATAAACGCATGATCCTCGCCATCTACAAACTATCACAACAATTCTTCCATCGCTCTGCATACCATGGTCGCAGGGGAAACCCTGTCAGGATGTGGGTTAGCTACTATATCAGTCAGGCATTGCTTGAGACAAAGACATTCATCCAATCACGATGAACATTGTCACACAACTGCAATGCAAGAAGGCGTTTGCCGAATGGTGCGCCCTGCATCGCATACCCATTAAGAAGTATCCTGCTTACGGCTTGCGCCTGTATGGTATATGGGAACGCAAATGGAATAGAAGGTACAACACTGTATAACATGAAGAAGATCATAGTAGAATCAAGATGGAAGGGTGACACCAAGTGGAGCTATCGTGCCGAGCTAGTAGGTAGCACAGAGACCAAGGCCCTGCTACAATACTATAAGCTTGTCGCACAAGATGAGCGGCTCAGGTGCAAGAATGAATATAGGGTAAGGCTAGTGGAATAGCTAAAGCCCTGAGAATCAACGACTTACAACGCCGGGCCCCGCCGGGCATACGATGCAAGACAATTGTATGACAACATAATAAGCGAAGATGGTCGCGTGTGGCGCGGCTTTCTTCGCCGGTAGTGTCAAGCCTTTTCGCAAAAAAAAGTTTACAAAAAAGAAAAAAATATCTTCTAAAAAAGGCCGCCATGCCCTATCTTAAAACCATGAAGAACAAGACCGCCCCTCTCAACTTTGACAACGTGTGCAACATCCGCACTTACCTCGCCCTTTCGATCAAGGGGGAAATCAAGTCACGACGCGAAACTGTGACTTACTGGGGCGCATCTAGCGCAATGGCTAAACTGCACAATCAGCGTGTGCGTGACATGGTCATGGCATACAGGGCGGCGAAAGGAATCGAAATAAAGTTTTGACACGGCAACACCAAAAGACGAAACTATGAATATGAAAACCGACATCACACACAACACCACCTCCGAACTCATGCTCCGCGCCGTTAACGACCGCGAGCTTTCCACCCTCGTTGAGAGGAGCTTTGAGGAGTGCGACTTGGGGATCATCAAGCGTCAACTGATGAGGGCCTTTGTTTACACAGGGGCGCAGATGACGGCCTTTGAGCAGGAATGGGCGTTGTCATACAATGAATGGTATTGGGAAAATTGCCCGAACGAATAATCACATGAACACCGAACGCTTTGTCATACAAGTGAAAGACATCCGCAAGCGTCAACGCTTTGCACCCCTGCAGAAGTTAATTGCTTCAAAAAAGCTCTATAAAAGGAGAGCTAAACATCGGGCCGAACGGGATTAACACAAAGCCCTGATAATCAACGACTTACGAAGCCGGGCCCCGCCGGGCGCGCGTTGTCTTACAATCTCTTACTTGTTATATCATAGTTGCTCAGCCAGTGTCAAGCATTTTCTGCAAAAAAAATTTAAAAAAACAAAAAAATACCTGTTGCTTTTCTCATGGGCGCATGATACATTTTAATCATGAAAACGAAACTGACACTAAACGGAAGGGAAGTTGATTCCCAGTCAATCAACATTGAAGGCGTGAATCGCGCTGACTATCCAGACTTCGCAGATGCCTTCATCGGTGAGGCGGTTTGGATGAACGATGGAACTGCCTTGGATGACGAGGAGTTAGAGCAACTCACCGAGGAAAATGGCGAACTGGTAAACCAGTTGGCGCATGAAAACTTTTTCTAATCTCCTGTTGACAAAATCGCAAAAACTGAAATAATCAAATCATGAACAACACGAACACCAAAGAAGCAATCAGGGAACAGGCAAAGCAGAAACTCGCCGCGCTTGTGGTTGGCAAGGTCTACTCTCACGAAAACGAAACTTTCGTTTACGAGGGCGACGACCGCGCAACTCTTCGCAACATGTCGGTTTCTAGCGGTGATGTTCCGTTGCTTCGGCATGACGGAAATCTGGTGAACATGTCTGTCCTCCTTGGTCTCAAGGAGTCTTACATGAGCAGGGAGGAGTTTGATGCGTCTTACAGCAACACCTCTAACGCCATGACTGAATGGTGCCACAAAAACAATCAATACTAATATAATATAACATGAGCCTACATAGAATCTCACTACATATAAATTGCTTGATTAATAGGCCAAAAAATTGGCGTTTCTACATGTTAGGTATTCTGAGAGAGCTGTCTCTATAAAGTGTTGAGGATCAGGGACTTACAGAGCCCGGCCCCGCCGGGCAAGTATACTGTAAGACAAGCGAGTAGTCAAGTATAAAATAAAAAATAATTTTTAATTTGATGAAAGTTTTTATTGCGTTCTGGTGGCCTCTTGCTATTCTGTATCTATGAACAACATCAACACCACCACCGATCTCACCGCCGCCTCTGTCGTTCTCGACGACCTCCTTTGTCGTCAGCAATGCGAGGAGGTTTACGAGCCCACACACGCAGAGCTGCAAGCCCGTGAGGACGCGATCCATGCGCGTGAAATGGCGGAATACGAGGCGAGTATGATGGAGGCAGATAAGGCCGCTTGTCCTACAGCGGAAGACCCCGTAGACCTCTATGGGGGCGACGACTACTACAACGAGTATATAGAAGGAGATCAGGGGGAGTGGTAAATCCATAATAGCCAAGCACTTACAGCGCCCGGCCCCGCCCGGCGCGCGTTGTCATACATTCTCGCACCACGTGTTGTCAAGCCATTTCTCCCATCCGGTCGAAATTTTTTTATAAATAATTATTGCACACGGATCCCTTTGTGGTATTCTCTAATCATGGAAAACGAAATGAACCCGAAGGAACTAGCAATGGATGATCTCGCCGCCTATGCCGCCGAATACGAGGCATGGATTGACGAGATGGAAAAACTCGTCGCAGAGCATGGCAACCCGAATGCTTGGTTCTGATACTTGACAACTGAATAAAAATCCTTTTTAATTACTTTATGAAAAACACCACAAAGCAAATCGGTATCATCGCAATCGTCGCCCTCTCCTTTGGACTGGTTGACTCACTCGCAACTTCCCTCTACTGGCGGCATCTCGCCATTAAGCACGGCGCGGCATTCTATGAAACAAATAGCTGGGGCATTCCTAGCTTCAAATGGAACGATGTCTCGTTCGCACAAGCTCCGTTTCAAGACGGCACTTACTATTCAAAGAAAATGGAAGAGGCTGAAAGCAAGCGCGTCCGTTCCCTTGGTATCAAATAAGAAAACAATATGACTAAAAAACACTTCATTAAAATAGCTTCAAAGATAAAGCCCCTAATGGAAAGTGGGGAAGTGGATTACTGGAAGGGTAGAGAGATGATTGATGCCCTCTGTGATACCTTCAAGGACATTAATCCAAACTTCAACCAAGCAACATTCAAAAAAGCGTGTGCATATGATTCCTTGCACAATGCAATCAATAGCCTTAAAGTCTAAAAATAATAATATGATTAAAAACAATTTTAATAAAATGGATTTTGATCTTATGCTTAATGCCTTTGAAGAGGCAACGGCAAATGTTCCTCGCCGTGAGATGGTAAAGAAACTCCTGCAAATACAGGTTGAGCGTGATGCGGCAATTACCTTTGGCCTTGCGTTCTGCGAGACTACCGGCAATGTCTCTGGACTGATTAACGACTTCCGCGCATTCGCAAGGGCAATCGGAGAGGCTTGACACTATAACCAAAAAATATACTCATCATAGTATGAAAAACAAGAAAGCCCCAACAGCCCTAACAAAGGAAGAGATTGCCGACCTTATCATTTCTTCTATTACTGATTACGATGTAGGCTGGGCTACACTTGCAAACCCAGTTGTCACTTCCAACGCAAAGATGACCAGATTCTTTATCGAATCGACTCAATGGAATACAGCCGATCAGAAGTTTAAGATTACCATCGAAGAGGCTTGACCCCATAACCAAAAAATACTTTAATAAGATTATGAACAAGGAACTCTCTGAAAAAATTGTATTACTCATGAGTGCAGTTTGTCTTGGGGGATTAATTGTATTCCTTAACGCTGTTCTGGTAGCCTTTCTCTGGAACTGGCTAATGCCCGCAATTTTCGGAATCAAGACGATTACCTATCTCCAAGCGATAGGCATTACTTGGCTTGCTCAAATACTTTTTAAGTCTAGCAATTCAAATAAAAATAGCTAATACTATGACTATGACAGACCCCAACCACGACGAAAACGAACCCGAAATCTACAACGATGAGCATGAGCTTGGTCATACGCCGAGAGACATGGACGAACCACGGGAGAGTCAGCCAGACGATTATCTGGATGCATCCTATGAAGATCGTTTTGATATAGGAGATGATTATGGAGTTTAATCTTGAAGAACTTTTGGAAAGGGTGGATCCCGATGTTCTCAAGGCAGACGGCTTTGATGATGCGGTAATCGGCGTTGCTTCTCGTTGCGGTTCCGTTGATGTTCTGGCATACGATGTCGAGAAAATAATTCTCAAACTAATGTTGGACGGAATGAGTCGCGAAGAGGCTGAAGAATACTTTGAATTTAACATCCTTGGCGCATATGTCGGAGAGTATACGCCAGTATTCATAAGTCGCTGATAATCAAAGGGTTACAGCGCCCGGCCCCGCCCGGTAAACAATGCAAGACAATTGTCATACATCTTATATCATAGTGCGCGAATCTTGTCAAGCCTTTTCGCAAAAAAAAGTTTCGCCTAGCCGCATTTTTTTCTGGGTTTTTTTGTGGGCGCATAGTATTCTTTAATCATGAAAAAGAAAGCATCCCTCAACTTCAACAATGTCTGCAACATCCGCACCTTCCTCGCGATTTCAATTCAGAACGAAATCAAGAGCCGTCGCGAAGCGGTGAAATACTGGGGCGCGACTAGCGGACTTGTGAAGCTACAGAACAACCGCATCCGCGACATGATCGGCGCATATAGGGCATCACAAAGCATCGAAATCGTCTCTTGACACCACGCACAAAAATTGTAAAAATAGAATCACACTAAACACCAACACAACCAACAAAACAAAACAATGAAAAAACTAAACCTCAACCTCATGTTCATCAAGATTGCTTATGCCATCGGATTGTGCAAGACCTACCGCATCGTTTACAAGGCAGAGTCGAATCGCTTTGAGCCGAAGGAGTATCATGTTTCCCGTCCTTTCGGAAAGTTCTTCTATAAAGAGGACAAGGGTGTCAACTCTCCTGCTGGCGAGGGAATCACCTGTTATGTCCCTGCTGTGGATGATATCCGTAGGTTCCGCTTGGATCGCATTGTCAGGTTTGAACTGATCGCCTAATTGCCTTGCTCGACTAGGGGGAAGCGTCTCCCTAGTCGGGCTTTTGTCGTAAACAAATAAAAATGCAATTAAAAACAAATGCAACAGACGGAGGCCGCTCTAGTTCTGGAATCGAAGAGAAAGGAGATTGCACAATCCGAGCTTTGGCGATTAGTGCAGGCATCCCATACAAATTTGCGCACAAGATCGGAGCGGAAGCAGGACGCAAGAATAAAAAAGGATTTAGTCCAGAAAAACTTTTGAAGTATGCCAAACGAGAGTATGGCATAGCATATAAGAAAAAGCATTACAAAAGTGTAACGATTGGGAGGTTCATTAAAGAGAACCCAACTGGTCGCTACTATGTCGCAACTAATGTTCACGCTTTTGCTATCATAAACGGAACAATTTACGACACGGGATTAAATCGTCCGCTTCAGCGTCTAGAAGAGGCTTACTTAATATCTAATCATCGCCTAACATACCTCCGAGAGACGCAATCTTTCTAAGTCGCTGATCTTCAACTACTTACAACGCCGGGCCCCGCCGGGCGAGTTGTCTTACAATGTCGAAGCCGCATAAACACAGGCTCTAGAAGCAGGGCATGGGCTGGGGATTGAATAACCCACGGAGCCGCATAAACACAGGCTCTGCGGGCTGTCAACAAGTTTCGCACAAAAAAAGTTTCAGAAAAAGTGAAAAAGGTTTTGCAATCCGTCGCGCCTGATCGTAGTCTTTACCTATGACAACCAACACAACGCAACCCCCACACGCAACCCTTCACGCCTTCGCTAACGAGATGATTTCATGTTATGGAAACGGCTTGGCACTTGGCCTTTCTGGAACCAAGACACAGATCGAACGCTCTTTCAATCGTTTTTTCAATCTCGGAATTGCAGGGGCAAATGTCACAAGCAACATCGACGAGGAGGGAGGATGGGCAAGCAACGGGCAAACGCTGGGAGATGGTTTCCTGCACTACATTGGCGAGAGATTCGCCTACTTCTTGACAACTGAAGCCGACATCGTGCGCGGTCTTACATGGGAAAACATTAGGCTTTGGCAAGATTCTCCAATCTCCGCGCAATACAAGGGCAACGCCGAAAAGTTCAAAGCGGATGCACTACAAGCGGCAACGGATACTTTCAAGGCACTACCAAGGGAAAACTTCATGGGCTGGTCAACTGATCGTGTGCCAGAGGGTCACGCAATCCGCGAAGGTCAAAGTGACTGGTGCAATAATGAATAAAATTGTAAAAAATATCTTTACCGAACAACGAAACTCTGCCAACATATAAACCATGAAACTCCTATCACCAAACAACACGAAAATCAAAAAGGGCGAAAAACTCGGTTGGCTTACGCTTGGCCTGTCCCTGTCACCTTACAATCTTTCCGGCAAAAACTTTTGTTCCCATGCTTCGGCAGGATGCGCGGCGGCTTGCCTCAACACTTCGGGCATGGGTGTTTTTTCTAATGTGCAAGCGGCACGACTGAAAAAGTCGCGTTACTTCATCGAACAAAAGGAAACTTTCCTTGGACAACTGAACAAGGAAATCCGTTCGGCAATTAAAACCTCAAAGCGGAAGGGCATGAAGCTCGCGGTGCGTCTAAATGTGCTTTCGGATCTCCCTTGGGAAAATCTTATCGACATGAAAGAGTTCCAAGATGTCACCTTTTACGACTACACGCCGAACCCTAAACGCATGATCGCACACTTGCGCGGTGAGTTGCCGAAAAATTATCACCTTACCTTTTCAAGAAAGGAAAATAATCAGGCAATGGTTGAATTGATTGCAAGCATGGGCGGAAACATCGCGGCGGTGTTTGCTGGTTCACTCCCTGAAACCTACCTTGGAAAAAAGGTTGTGAACGGCGACGACACCGATCTACGCTTTCTGGATGACAAGGGTGTGATCGTCGGCCTAGTCGCCAAGGGCAAGGGCAAGAAAGACGCTTCGGGCTTTGTCCTTCAGCCCTAACCGGATGTCATACAATGGAACTTTTACTAATATGCTTTTTAGTGGCCACAATAATTCACTTAAATCTAAAGAGATAAAAAAGGAGAAGGAAATGCGCTAATATAACATCGCCAGAACCGGATCGCCGTAAGTTGCTGAATATCAACGACTTGCGGCACCGGGCCCCGCCGGGCGGTTTGTCTTACAACGTCGAAGCCGCATGAATACAGGCTGTAGGGGTGGGGTACCGGCTGCGGATCAAATAGCCAGCCGAGCCGCATAAACACTAGCTCTATAACTGTCAACAGAAATCGTGAAAATGAAATCGCACAAAATTGTAAAAAAGGTATTGTGTCGCACCGAAAAAAGTAGGATGATTAGAACCTAATGAAAGCACTAAACCTCACACTACACTGCGGCGGTCATGAAGTCTCCACGGAGCAGGTCGCAAACTCCATCACCCCTAACGCCACCGAGTCGTGGCATCCAATCCCGCACTCTCGCATCATCGAGGGACTGCGCGAGACGGTCGCAACCGCTGGCCTTGAAATCGTGCAGGAGCGTCATGCTCTCGCTCGTGACGGTCAACGCTACTTCGGCCTTTTCCAAGTGTCGGGCATTCCTAACTTTTCCCTAGCGGAAACCGTGGGGACTGTTATCGGCTTGCGTAACTCTCACGACAAGTCATTCCCTGCTGGCATCAACGCTGGTTCCGCGCCTTTCGTGTGCGACAACCTCGCGTTTCACAACGAGATCAAGATCGCTCGTCGTCATACAAAGTTCATCTTGCGTGACCTTCCCATGCTTCTTGCTGGAGCGTTCGGCAAGCTCACCTCTGCATGGGGCAACCACGCGAAGCGTGTGGAGGCTTACCAGTCCTGCACTATCAACGACAAGGACGCTCACGATACCATCGTCAAGGCGTATCGTTGCGGCGCGGTCTCCAAGACTGCCCTTGCGGACGTGGTCGCACAATGGCACGAACCCGAACACGCGGTGTGGGGTTCCGAGCGCAATCTGTGGGGTCTTCACAACGCCTTCACCAATGTCCTGCGCGGTAACGCAATGGCCTTGCCTCGTCGCTCGGACGCACTTCACGCCTTGCTCGACCCTCTGGCAGGGATCGCGGCCCAACAGGTCGTGGAGGCTCAGGATGCGGTTCTTGTAGAAGCCTAACATCTAGCCTAACATCAGCCGCTCCCGACTAACATCGGGCGCGGTTTTTGCTTGGTACGATTCCAATCTGTGTAAATGGTTGAACGTCAACAACTTACGGCGCCCGGCCCCGCCCGGCCAACAATGCAAGACAATTGTCATACAAGCTCTTATATGTCTTACTACCTATGACTAGTGATATGTGTCAAGCTTTTCTTAATAAATTAATTTTTATTCGTTGAAGATTTTTATTGTGGTTTTTGTAATATGGCGATATACTGAATGTATGAAAAATAAGATCAAGTACGACATGGATGCCGTCTTAAAGGCTCGGGACTTCTTTGAAGCTATGAATGAAGCCAAGAAGGCGATGAAAGAGTATGATGAGTGCGATGGACCCGATTCTAACTTCTGGAGGGTGCCTGAGTCTATTCAGAGGCGATACTACATGAGCATGGAGACATTCGGCAAATTCTTGGCTTGAATGTTCCTTTAAAGTACCTTATACTGATCGTATGAAAAATAAAGAAACGTTCATTAAAATGTGCTCACCCTCCTTTGTTAAAGACCTTCTGAAGGAGGCTAAGAGGGTCAAATACCTCATCGAGAAGGACGACATGTCATTCATCGTACGCGATGATGAGACTAACAATCTGGTCTTTAAAGGTATCCGAATGAATAGGACCTTCTATGCCGTTAACTTCTCTAAGAAGTACTGGGTGGAACCGGTCGGTCGAGACTACAAGGCCGAACAGCTCCAATAGACTTGCAGTTCCTTTTGAATTCCTTTATACTAATCACATGAAAGTAACACGCACCTCGCCCTTCACGGGCATCACCCGCACCCTCAACCTCAACATCACTGCCGTACAGGTGGCGAGGTACAACAACGGATGGCTGTTGCAAGACGCCTTCCCTCAACTCTCCGATGGTGAGCGCGAGTTCTACAAGACGGGCATCACGGATGAGGAGTGGGAGCAAACAATGGGAGGCGACGAGTAACGCCGAAAGCGCCTGTCTTACAAGGTAGGCCGGGCGGGGCCGGGCGCTGTAAGTCTCTGATACTCAATAACTTAACTGGGGTTGACAAGCTATCCAAGTTGTGTTATACTTATATAAGTGAGAAACTAATAAATCCCACAAATTAGTTATATAGTTTTTGGGTTAGTTTTTCAGATATGAGGGATGGGTATAAGTGCATCGGAAACTATTTAAGGGGACATGGCTCGTAAATCTCGCCCCTATTTGAAATAAACGGCATTCGTAAATTGGATTTTTTGAAAAAGTGTTTGACGCTATGGGAAAATAAGTTTATAGTAATAATAAGCACTGACCTAGCAGTGTCTAACACAATCTAGGAGGATCTTTAACAGAACATTTCGACGCAGAGTAGAGAACTGGTATCTCGTCACGCTCATAACGTGAAGGTAGTGGGTTCGATTCCCACCTCTGCCAGACTTGACTAGGCGCAAGTTCCGAAAGCTAAAGGAACTCCCGCGATAGGTGATAGCGAATCCCAGTGCACAGGGAACGTGTAGCCTATAAGATAAATCTCCGCGAAAGTGAATGAGATTTTCTAGTCATAACAATTTCTTTAGTAATGCTACCAAACGCACGTCTCAAGTCGTGGGAGGTCGGATTCCGAAGCCGATGTGAATGCAGAGAGATAAAGAAAAGCAACACCCTGTGCGATTGCAACGCCGAATCCTTTAGCGAGGATAGCCCTCGACGGAGGGGCAGGGACAATTTTTATACGGCAATGTTCCAAGGCTGGCGAGTTGGTCTCCAAAACCGACTGGGAAAGTTCGATTCTTTCGCCGTGTGCCATTCAGTTAAAAACCAATAAATTAAAACAATGAAATACTTCCCATTCTTTGCCGTTCTATCTGTAACAATAGTTTCTTTCCTTGTTTATCAGGATCACAAGTCACACAAGACGCCGATGTTCCGTTACTCTCCAAAACTTGCCACTTCGGAGGAACAGATAGCCGCACAAGAAAAACAATTGGTTAAACATATTCTTTGGCGCAAAATGCAAAACAAGGTAAAACGAATCAATTCCACTGAAGGAAAAGATTTTCTAACTTTCTAATTGACACGGCAGTAATCTTTTTTTAATATAAAAGTCATGGAAGATGTGCTATACTTTAGAGACTTGCCTGTTGGAACTATTGTGCAGTTCAGTCCATATAATTTTGCACAGCGTTGGATTAAATTAGAAAACAATACATACACTAGACATAACCATTCAAATACCACCATCTACAAAGCAAGACCGAACCTAATTCATTACAAAATAATCAAATGAGAGATCCCATCACATTACTGATTAACCTACTTGGTTACGAGAAGCGCAAGCCATCACTGCTACTCATGCATATGATAGAGTTTACGCACTCTAATTGGCGGCAGGACTTGTTCGCGCAGAATCGTATTAGTGATTACGAGTATAAATTATATAGTTAATTGTTGATAATCAATGGGTTACGTGGACCAAGGGGGCCAGGCGCTGTAAGTTGCTGATAACCAATGAGTTATTAAATTGTAAAACTGTTCTTGTGCTAGTAGGCAAGAATGGCTATTATAAATACTCACCTCTAACACCACAACACCATGCAACTCGACTTCATCGGGAACTCAATCTCAACTACTAATACTAATGCAATCGAACAATCAAGATTCTGGGATAATGATTTTAATCGGATCACTATTAACCGCCCTCGCCTTGATACTACGAAAGTAGACAAGTTTTTTAATTCAATTTTAGACGAGGAGATCGTCGCATACTCCGAATATTGGGATAGTGTTGTTCCTCGTAATGCTTCGGAAGTTTTTCAGCGTTGGTTGTTCGCATTCATGAGCGTTCATACCTCATGGCGTTCCAACATCAACGGGTATCTAATGATCCGTAACTGGTGGGAGTGGCTGAACAAGTCAGAAGAGCTTGAGCGTAGGATCGTAGAGAGTGGTGCTGGCCTCCATAAAAACCGCACAAAATTCATTACAGCTTTTGCTGAACACTATTGGGCTAACATTGATTTCTACAAGAAAGCAGAGGACGAGTCATGGGTAGAATTTCGTGATCGTCTGGTAGACCAAGTGCTTGGCCTTGGCATGGCGAAAGTTAGCTTTAGCCTTGAGATGGTTTATCCCTCTATTGCCGAGGTGACTTGCATGGACACTCACTTGTTCCAGTTGTTCGGATTGGATCAGACCAAAGACAGCAAGCAGTATCACGCGATGGAGCGTCATTGGATTGAAATGTGCAAAATGTGGAATGTTAGCTCGTATGTCGCCCGTTGTATCTGGTGGGACAGGAACCAAGGCTATACGGATAGCCGATACTGGAGCTTTGTTTTAGAGAAGGAGTAGTCAGCAGGAAGGGGAAAAGCTGTAACTCGTTTGTGGTGAGCGGGTTACAGCGCCCGGCCCCGCCCGGATGTTATACCCGAATATATACCGGATTATACCAGAAAAATGGAGCGTCAGGTAGGATTTGCACCTACGGCTTTAGGGTTTTGCAGACCCTTCCTTTGGGCTACTCAGGCACTGACGCATTATTTGGCATCCTCAAGGGGATTTGAACCCCTACCATGGCTGTGAAAGAGCCGTATGCTAACCATTACACTATGAGGACTCGAAAATGAAATTTGTATTTTTTTATTGATTTGTATTTCGATTCAGTATAATATATTGTATGAAATGTTTTAATTGCAATCAAGAATTAAAAGGCCGAGAACAAAAAAAGTTTTGCTCTCAAAGTTGTTCGGCATCTTTCCACAATAGAACTAGCCCAAAAAGGACTGCAGGATTTAGAACATGCAAAAGCTGTAAAAGACAATTTCTCAAAAAAGAATTACCACGACATTGTTATTGTCATGAATGCAAACAACAGAGAAAAGATAATTTACTCTATAATAGAAACCCTAGTAAAAATGAAATGGTTTATGAAAAGCATAGTCATGGTGCGGCTTATGCCTATATAAGATGGCATGCTAGAAAGATAATTTTAAAGGATGTACCTAAAATTTGTAGTATATGTGGATATAATGCACACGCAGAAGTAGCGCATAAAAAATCTATTTCAGATTTTCCAGATGACGCAAAACTTTCAGATATTAATCATAAGGATAATTTAATTTTATTGTGCCCCAATCATCATTGGGAGTTTGACCATAACGGACTAGATTTGGTAGGAGTGGAGGGACTTGAACCCTCTTAGTCGGTTTAAAAGACCGATACTTCACCTTAAAAGTTTCACTCCCAAGATTTGGTGCGTCGTGCAGGAATCGAACCTGCATTGAGAAATTAGAAGTTTCTGATCCTATCCGTTGAATGAACGACGCATATTAAATTGGTCCCCCCGGCAGGATTCGAACCTGCAATCTCACAGTTATGAGCCGTTCGCTTTAACCATTAAGCCACAAGGGGATGAAATTGGTAGCTGTGGTCGGATTCGAACCGACACTTGAGCGATTTTAAGTCGCTTGTCTCTGCCTGGTTGGACTACACAGCCATAGATGAATAATAAAGATTTTTTATTTGAGTGTCAAACAAATTACTGCCAAGGTAGGGATCGAACCTACGACCTAGAAGTTAACAGCTTCCCGCTACTACTGCTGAGCTACTTGGCATTAAAATTATTTGGTTTCCTTACGGGAAAGTTTGGGGACAGTATTTGTCATCAACTGCCTATTTAGACGATACTCCGCAATCATCGCCTGCCATTCCTCGTCCTTTAAACCCTTTGGGCGATTAGCGGTGAACTTGCGTGTTTTATTATTTGCTTTGAATATAGATAGATTAGGCCAAACGTGCATATTTTTATTTTGTTTTAATTTGGAAGTGGGTATGGGAATCGAACCCATGCTCGTCCCTCATCTAGGGAACACAGATTATAAGTCTGTCGGTGCTATCCAATTACACTAACCCACCACTATAATCATTACACAGAAACTTTATTATCCTGTCTAGCTTCTTCTTTCCTAATTGCGGTTTGGGATTCAGCGAGGGCACACAATATACGATCTGCATGTTCGTCATTCCATTCCTTGTAGGATACAGCAGTAGCTTCTAGCTCCTCGTATATATAAGCGTCATCTGCAAGAGCAACCATAATTTTATAAGAAATATTTTCAAACGTTCCTTTACTGCATTTACCGTATAGATTTTCATTGTCGTCTAGTTCGCCACGGTCTCCAATCTCTGCATAGTCACCAGCGACAACAATCCTATCTCCTGCCCAGCTTCCGACGATAGGGTTTTCAGAATGTAGATCTCCACCACCACGTCCGTTGCTGTTAGCAAGCAGACATGCTAAGGCGGTATTAGTTCCACCCTGAGAACAGCTGAACTCAAGAAGCTTCATCCCGTGCCCGAAAGCATGAGGGTCTAGGTATTGTTTCTTGTCTAGGTTGACGATGTAGTAGTATTGGCCCATAGTTTTAGTTTATAATTAATTGTAGTAATCGTCAACATCTTCTTGGCAAAGATGGCAGCGAAAGGTTGAATTCATTGGGTTAGCCCTATCTTCACGAATAATAAACAAGTCCAAACTTCCATCCAGTACTTGATCACCACAATAGGTGTGATCGCAATCCTTGCAATAGAAACGCATGTCTTCAGTGACACCCTTGCGCGATAGTACGGGTGGTCTCATGAAATGATTCCGGTTTTCGTTCCGTCTTCGTTGTGCGCAAAGATTACGCTGGTTGCGTGGCCTCGCATAATGCATCGTGGCTGCCGCTTCTGGTCATGGCTCTCGACATCAATTCCAATTGTTTTAATTTTATTAACAAGATGGCAAGCGCCTTCCCAATGAATAGTGATGACATTTTTACCCAGCGCGCGCGACGCTGGTTTATTATAGTGGTAGAAGAAACGTTTGGGTTTGGGAGTTTTCATGACCTTCACTATATGACTAGTTGGGCAGAGTGGCAAGAAGTATTTTTACAATTTGTTCATGTACACGTTTTGGCGTTTTATCGACACGTTCCGAGAACATGTCTACGGCATCGACATATTCTTTATATGTATAAATGATTGATAATGAACGACTTACGGCGCCGGGCTCCGCCGGGCTGTTGTAACCTATTGATATTGAAGGGTTTCGGAGTGACAGGATTCGAACCTGCGACTTCTTGCTCCCAAAGCAAGCGCACTACCAAGCTGTGCTACACTCCGTAAAATCTTTCAAAAGAAAATCGCCCCTAGCTTTTACACTAGGGACGACTTCTGTTTCCCCCTACCTCTTAAGCCCTCTTCGCAACAAACCTTCCCTTGGAGTCGCGCACATTGTGAAAGCGATCACCATTAGGCTTGCGTCCGTAGACCTCGCCATCGTAGTCGCTGTATTCCTCTTCGTAACCATCGTCCTCGTCTTCGTCCTCGTAGCCATCGTAGTAGCCGTTAGGAAGCGGAGCGTCAAACACTCCGACAACCTCATAACGAGAAGTCCTCATCTTCTGGAAGTCGCAGTCGTGAGGAACCGAAACAACATCGGCAGGGTCAACCTTAACGATCACAACCTTGCGGTCGCTACCTCCAAAGGTGGTCGCATACTCAAGCGAACCAACATGGAAGCCATAACTGCAACCAAGATTAGCGTCATCGCAAACCGAGTTACGGGACATCTCAAGAATCTCTCCGACCTTGTTAGAGAACTTGCCCGTGTGATGGTCAGTCCAATCCGAGCGAACGCTCTTATAGCCGAGGAAATAGCCATCAGGCGTGATAGGCATATTGCCATGCTCAAGGAACGAATAGAGTTCCGTTACGCTACGGCGACTAGGGTTCTGCATCAGACGGGTAAGGAACTTGACCAAAGGAGTAGGAGAGATTCCTTCCTTGATAAAGGCCAAAATCTTGTCCACAATAGTTCCATGCACGACTTCACCATTGAAGTAGACATGACCATCTACGACTTCGACACTACCCTCCGACCAATCGGAGACTACACTTGCGGTGTCGATGAGATCAAGGAGTTCATCTTCGCTGACTCCCTGCTTGACTGCCTCGATAACATTTGCCCAATTCTCGTGGGAACTTTGAATCGTGTAAGGAGTTCCGTTGAGGATTGCGGTTAGTGAGTTATCGGTTAGGATGTATGGGATGTTCATAACTCCTTCATCATACATTTTCTTGTATAGCCCCACAAGCATTTTTTTGAATAAAAATCGAATAGTCACAAACCACTGGTTATCAGGCACTTGCAGCGCCGGGCCCCGCCCGGATGTTAGTTACTAAAAATCGTGGCGTTTCTGTCTGGTATTAAAAAGGTTAGGAGCGAGGCCACACCACATAGCCTCGCCCCCGTTTCCCTCACCACAACAATCTTTATGCGTTCATGTAGTCCGAAAGCACCTTGGCAAAATCTGCACTAAAGCCCCAGCGCATATTGCGTTCCTCAATATAGGAGAGGAGAGGAAACTTTTTCTGCAAGGCTTTCGCACGATTCACAACTTCCTCTGCAATCTTAACTGCCTTCTCGTTTTTACCCGAAGCGTTTCCTGCGGCGATGTCAAGCCTTTCGATCTTACTGATAAGCATAAGGGCAATTTGCTCTTTCGACTTTGAGTTTGCATCGTTGTTGTGAGAATTAACACAAGCGAACAGGTCACGAAGAGTTGCACGATCATCGTCGCTCTTGATAAGTGACATGAGCAAGTCTTGATGCTTCTTGTCTTGGAGACGATAGAAGAAAGAGTCGCGCAACATGGTATTGCCTAAACGATTTGCAAGCAAAAGATCAATGTCGATTTTGTTTGCAGAGATAAAAGCGTCAAACTCTTCTTGCATCTTGTCCTCAAGGCGAACCCATCCGCTACCCATCTTTTTCTTGAGTTGTGTGCTAGTAAAGCCAACGATGTTTGCAGGATCAATGTTCTTGAAAGGCTGAACTAGATCAAGAAGTAAACTACCTACCATCTTATCGCCGCCATTTATGACCGCATGGAAATTATTGATCTGGACATAGATTCCGTTGCCGTTCTTCTCATCCACAACACAATCCTTCCAAGCGTTACGATTCTTCCAAGAATTAGCATTTTTAGGATCAAGAACCAAAGCACCGACACGCTTTGATTTGGGGGTGGTTATTCCAACTGCATTAACGGGAATGCTGATCTGCGAGGCGAAGATAAAATCCTCATCACAGAAACCATTTGCCTCTTTTAGTTCCGCAATCTGTTGTGCGTAGGTCGCATACTGCTCTGGCTTGAGAGCCTTCAGCACTTCCGCGCCATTGACAACTTCCATACGCTGAATCGTGAACAGATAAATAGTCTCACGATCACCAGACTGCGAAGCAAGGTAACGACCATACTTTGCACCAGCGTTGTAATGTCCAAGGTCATTAAAAACTAATTGAATGTCATGCCTAGCCCCAAACTCGTTAAGGTTGGTAGTCTGAACATTGCCGTTCCAATTCTTGCGATAGCGCATGACATGAAAGCGCAAGCTACGATCCGCACTCTTTCGGGTAGTATCGACATTATCAGAGGTAACAATCTTGCCGTTAAAGGTAATCTTTTTAACGATCTGTCGGATATAATGGAAACCGCTAACAAGGTTATCCATCTCGGACATAAACTTTTTCGCCGCATACTCGCTCTTTGCGTTTTGCGTGATCTGCTTTTGAATATCAGTAACAAGCGTCTTGATAATCTCTCCTGCCTTGCTCTTGATGTTCGCAATCGTCCTATCGGTGTATTGCAGACCCTCGCGGCTTGCCGCAACATCCAAGTCTCCAATGTTAAAATCAATAACGATAGCACTATTGAACAGATAACTAATCTGCGTATCTGCATCGTTACCAGAAATGAACTTCAATGCACTTCTGTCAATCGGATAGGCGATGTTGCCCATAACTGCCATTGGGCGATGATCTTCACGATTATCATAGAAAGCCCAGCCAGCACCTACGGAAATCGGCTTGGCAAAAACCTTATCATACTCACCCTTGTCCACGCCTACAATGTTCGGGCGAACCTTGAAGAAACGGAGGTAACGCTTGACAGCACCCGTGAAGTAATTTGCATCCTCACCCTTAACTGGAATAACGATCTCTACACCATTCTCATCTGTGGTGTCCTGCGTGGACAGAAGGGCAATCTGACCGATTCCGCTAGGATCAATAAACGCATTGTAAGAACGAACCTTGCCATCCGTAAAGGAATTGATAACAAAGTTGTCACCATAGGCGAACGCACTCTTTGAACCTAGTCCAAGTTGACCGATAAATGCGTTACTCTGGCGTTTCGTGCTTTCACCATAGAAGCAGTAGATGTCTTGAATGTCCTGCTCTGAAAGGCCACGACCAAAATCCCTGATCTTGAAAACCTTGGACAGCTTGCTAGGCATGGTGATAGTAATAGGGCAATTAGGCTTGCCAGCTTCAACATTGGCATCGTAAGCGTTGGCAGAGTATTCGCGCACGACAGCACCGATCTTGTCGGTGTAGAGTTGGTTCCGAAGAACATTGAAGATATGCGCCAGACCAGTATCTTTGATGCCGAAGCTAACGGCAGACTTGATTCCAGCAGAGTTGAGCGAGTTGTATGAGGTGTTTTGTATCATGGTGTTTGGTATTGTGTGAGCCTTCATAATAGACTTTCTTGATTCCATGCACAAGAACTTTCTGCGGATTTTTACAATTTACCTAAACCCCTCACCCATAGCAACTTATGACGCCGGGCCCAGCCCGGCTCGCGCAAGTGTTTAATACCCAGTTACTTACAACTATCTGTCTCTTGGGCCATCCACTAATCCCTTATATAATAAGTATAAAGCAAAAATAAAGATGGTAAATACGAATATTTTTTCCAGTAAGTAGTATATAATGTCGATCATTTATTTATTACAACTAGAATCCTATATTTACAATACTTACCATCATATTTTATTATAGCATACAACCGACCTAGGTTTTATTTAGATCGGTGTATTTCGCTATTTCGGACTAGCTGTTTCGCCTTTGCAGGTGAAAAATGTAATTGCCCAATAAGATTTTTATTTCGCTCTCGCCTATTACTAAATCAGCAAACTCTAAATCATCAGAAGTAATTTTCTTACCATTACTCAGAAGAATAATGTTATTTGTTTCCTCTGGATAAGTATCTACTCCGATTATACCGATTTCCGTGTCGCCGCTGGTGCAAGCGATCAGGGTGTGTGACCTTAACGTGTCTAAGATTTCCTCTACGTGCTTAGAGTTTGCCATAGTTTATTTTAGGAACACTTGGCGACGAAACGCTCGACCTTGGTCTTACCAACACGCTTCAGAAGGTCTGCCCGACCCAAGAAGATCGCGCCGTGAGGCTCACGAAGTGTAACGATTGCGCCAACACGCTGGCGGAGTCGGACGATCTTACCACAATAGTCGTAAATACCGCCGTTCTTTAGTTTGGTGTTTGTCTTGTTTTTCTTCATATATCTATAATGTATAATTTTTATTTCTTAGTCAATAGTATTTTAATCTTATTCTTCCTCTTCATCCCTACAATCTAGGAAATACTGAGCGTCCAGCTCTTCCTTGAGGTGTTCTGGACAATCGTCGATGTCTTGGTAGCAGTTGTCGGATTCGGAACCATCGGCATCGACAATGTATTCGCCGCCGAACATCCACCCCTCGTCGTAATAGCTCATGCGTAGGGACTCTCCGGTAAGTTTGGCAAGCTGACGAACGACATTGATAGGGGGACTCCATGCAGTCTGGAAACCAATGTCATGAATATCTTGAAGGGCAAGGGTATCGTCCTCAAAGGTATAACAAGAGTAGGCATTCCATTTTGTATCCCAATTAGCCACACTCCAATTATACCAATTAGAATATCCGTAATCCTTTACGTTCTGTAAGGAAAGTTCCTCTTGTTCCTTTTGCCACGCCTCCTCATCTTCTTTGTTTCTAATCTTGAAAGATCCTTCTAGGGTAGTCTTATAGATTCCCTCTGGCATAGGAATGATCTTGTTAAAGTCGATGCTCTTACCATCATTAGTAAGATAGGGCTTGATGATCTCTCCGATAGTCTTTCCGCTAGTGCAGGAAAGTAGGTTGGTGCAATGGTTAGGCATTTGTTTTGTTGGTTTATTTGAACTCTACTGAACTTGTTATTGATTTGCTGTTATAGTGGAAATTGAAATGACCCCACTTTATATTCTCCAAGGGATAATTAGAAAGCAAATGCTCTGCGATTGTTTCCATGTTTCCCTCTAGGGTGACGGACTGCTCGGTTCCGTGAAACGATTCCTGCTCGGTATCCTCTTCGTCAAGATCGTTATACTTGATGATGGATATGACCCATTCTACACTATCGTTATGGATAGTATGGAAGTGGGCGGTAGCGAAGTTTGCGCCAAGGGTTTCTAGGCTATGAAAAACCTCGTCAAGCAAGGGAGTGATTTGATTCATTGATTTATAGTAATACAATTATAGAACTCTAGTCAAGAACTTGTTTTAATTATTATTGTAGTATGATTGTCTTTCACCTCTCTCTACCCAATCAGTTTATAATTCGTGTATTGTAACTTCTTCAGTTGTTTCCTTGATACGATAGCAAGTGTGGATAGGATCCGCATGGCCATTCAGATAGTGTTCGTCTTGCTTGTGAAACTCTCTTGCCCTCTCTTCCGCCTCTTCGCGGGTGCTGTAGGTGCAGGAGTATTTGTCTGACCACTTCCTGCGATTGTAGACCTCGATTGTGTAGTAGGTTTGTTTCATACTAGACACACTCGGCATACTCTTCCTCGTCGATCTCTTCGATCATCTCGATGTCGTCGGTCTCGGCAGGAGATAGCGTTGCCTCTTCAAGCATCGCCTTGATAAGGTCTGGCTCATCAAGTGGCCGCTTGCTTTCATGATAATATTCCTCACCATTTTCCAGTATTACTTTATAGTATCTCATTTTTGTTTTTGTTTATTTAAGGATTTGATTTCTTCTTTAATGCAATATAGACTAGTATGCTATTTATTATCAACATAAAGAAATTGAATGTTATCGTGTCTGCGTTTTCATTTTTCAACATAGTATTAACCCACTATCGTAACACCATCTGCTAGCGCAGTCAACTCTTTCTGGTCGTTTTGTGGGCACAATCCGTCCAGTTGCTTGAGATAGTTCAAACCATGTTGGGTAATCTTTCTACCACCTTGTGCAACCTCCATTAGGCCATGCTTGAGAAGGTAAAGCTCAAACTCGCTACGGATCGCATTTGCTGAAAGCCCAGTAACCGCACTCAAATTTGTGAGCGAGCAAGTGCCACGATCCTTGAGTATTCTCAATACCTGTAGTTCAGTATTCTCTAGTCCTAGCGGCAGGATACCGAGGACGCACTTTACGTCTTCCCACTCTTTACGACCAATGTCATTCAAATTGTGCCGCTTGGCAAATTGAGTAAGATTATCTTTTGCCATTAGGGTTGCATTTCTGGCATTACCACGGCAAGTAGAACTAATCTCCTTGAGAACTTCTGGACTATAAGTAAGCTCATCCGAATTGTGCTCGACAATCTTTGCCAAATCGTCATAGTTATACTCTTCCATGTGGATCATCTTGCACCTATCCTTTAGCGGCGTAATGACCTTCTGTGGATCTGTAGTAGCAAATATAAAACTCACCTTGGTAAAATCAAATTCTATATTATAGTCATCAAACCTAAGAGTATTTCTATTATACTTATTAGGATTAAGAACTGTTAGTAGGCAAGTCTGAACTGGTTCCGGCATCTCGTGCGCCTCGTCAAAGAAAACCGTGATGTGCTGGTCTCTGATGTAGGTCAGGGCAATGTCCTCGACAAACTGGCGAACGTTCTTGAGCGTAGAGCAGTTGATCGTGAGCATGGGTTTAACACGCCCTAGAGTCTTGCTACGTAGGTTCTTTGCCACCTGTGTAGCCAACATGGTTTTTCCCTGTCCACGCTGACCTACCACGAATAAATGAGGGAGTATTTCACTCTTCTCAAATGCATCTATATAGAAAGACAAGACGCGCTTGGTTTTGTCCTGACCGATCATCTCCTCGAAGTAATTTTCCATACCTTCTTTTAAACTAGTTTTGGGTGTGGGTCAATACTTTTTATTCGAAACTTTCAAGCTCGACCGAAACCTTCTGAACAAGTTCGGTCAATAGAGGCGCACCGGATTTCTCTGTCTTTTCCGTTGCCTCCACCTTCTCTTCAAAGGTGTCCAATTCCACGTCGCTCTTGCCACCAGCAACTGCAGCGATAAGTGCGTCTGGCTTGGCATCGATCTTCTTGCCGGATAGTCCTAGCATCTGTGCATATCTACCCCACACAATTACTCGTGCGTTTGGTTTAAGATTTGCATTAAGCTCCGCGAGTGAAACACTCATGAAACTTCCACTGCCAGCTTTACGTCCTCGTTTGTTGTTTGTCATTTTTAATTTGTTTTTAATTGTGGTGCTCTAGGAGAGACTCGAACTCTCACGCCTTGCGGCACGGGTGCCTAAAACCCGGGCGTCTGCCAATTCCGCCACCAGAGCATGGTATTATATTACAGGTAATTGTCCCTTGTGTCAACTTTTAATTCATTTTTATTCTAACCCCGAATTAATTGCCTGATATTAATTTTAATAAAAATACTATGATTTCTGATATAATTAAACATGTTTTTCCGTCCATGTTTATTATACGTATTATTTGGCATTTTTCTATTCGTAAATAAGTATTATATTATTTGGCCGTTTCGCGTTCGTAAATTTACTTATCAGTCTTACGTTTCTTTTTCCAATCAATTAAATCATAGTTATCTTTATATTTTTTTGAATAGCTTGACCTATCCTTATCACCCTTCCCGACGCCGGTACTCTTATTTGGCGTGTTTTCGTTCATAAATTATTTAAATTAAATTTCTTCTAGTTCTGCTATTGGTAGGTTATGGCAATCCCCTTTGAATTTCCAACCAAGGTGGCTCTTCTCGTCAACGTCGCCCTTTTTGCAAAACCTAGCCTGTTTAAAATACTTTTTTGGCTTTTTCTTTCCTAGTATCCATGCTTTTGAAAAATCATCCATAACACGTACAAATACATAATAATCACATTCTTGTCCTGTATTTGCTTCTGATATACTGCATTCGTATTCTGGCTTTGGCTTACTAGTACAACGCTTTGTCTTTACTTCATATCTAATCTCATCTTTTATTACATCATATTCATATGTATCGGCGTCCTCGGCTTTTAAATGTCTAGCCACTAGACCCTGACCAATATAACCAGCAATATTTCCGGCACCTTTTGTAATACTATTATGTAAACGTCCTAATTTTTTACTACGTTTAATAGCATTTATTAAAATATATTGTGGTATATCAGTTATTTCGATCATATTATTTGGCAATTTCGTGTTCGTAAATAAGGAGGTGGAGGAGCGAGTGGGATTCGAACCCACGGAACCGGTTAGGGTTCGGCTGTTTAGTAAACAGCTCCTTTATGACCGCTCAGGCACCGCTCCCAGTATCATACATTATATCTTAATTTTCTTCCTTTGCCAATATTTTTTCCTTTAAATGTTGGCAGTACAGAGTCACAATTATTGCATATAATTCTAAAATTAGAAATTTCATTATTAGTAGAATCTCCATCTATATGATCAGTAACTAAAGGTATAGGCACGTTCTGCCACTCGGTCAAAGCACACATCATGCATTTATGTCCATGTTTATGAATTAAATACTTTTTAACCCTTCTTCTTATATGTGCTTCCCCAAATCTTTTATAATTACCAGTTTCTATTTGTTGTATAACTCTTTCTAAATTTTCATTTTCATAAACCATTCCCTTATTCCAAGCAATTGACCCTTTTTGTTTACCAGCATTGGGAGAATGAAAAAATTTAATTTTATTTGGATTTTCTTTGCATGTTTTTTGGTGTGCAGTTAATGACCCGTTATTTAAAATTTCTTTATTACAAAATATACAATTACTCATATTGGTTTAATGTAATATTACATCAAATAACAGCATTTAACCATTACTTATTATTTAGCAACTTTTTGTTCACAAATTCAATATAATACATTACTTATTTGGCAATTTCTATTTCGCAAATGTGGTATTACACTCAATTCTTTTTTCTTTGCTTCTACTTCTATATCATATGGAGAATCCGGCATCTTGGATACGTAGTCACTGTGGGCCACATCCTTTTCGTGGGCCCGGCCCTCTGACCAATGCTGTACGGGGTCATTATTTGGCCAACTTTCGCTCGTAAATTTGACTATTTCGTCCAGAGTATACTCATCTTCATGATGTGGATTAATTAATAGATGATGAAAATCTAATGTAATAGGTACTTTAAAGTGTTTCTTTATATTGCCGGGCTTCCAATAGCCACTCTGCTCGTTCTCAAATACCAATCTTCTAGTAACACTTAAAGATAGTAGTTCTAAACTCTCCTTAACATTATCAACTACAGCTTCTCCTTTAGTACCATTACTTATATGTATATTTATAGGACAATCATAATTACAAGGTAGTTCTAATAAGTCTAAAAGTTCTCCATGATACTCTAGATGGGCTATACTATTAACCCTTGTCTGCTTATTTGGCGAACTCAAGCTCACAAATTGGCCGGGGTGAATAGTTAGCCTGCCGCCTAGACTTCTATAAAGTCTTAGGACATGCCGGGCCGGTTCTACCAACTCCCTCATCCACTCACTGTCTAGACTATCCTTCCAAAGATACCCCCACTTCTCATGATCTGCAAAAGGAATAAGATCACTACTAATCCTATATAAGAATATATTATTTGCAATATTCCAATTAGTAATTTTTACCAATAAGTTTATATTATGTTCTACTATACTCTTCCACTTTTCTTCTACTATGTTCTCATTCTTATTTGCCCAAGTGAGCTTCATAGTTTTGAAACTCTCATCTAGGGTAAGATTTATACAGCAATAACCAGTACGGTGCATGGTTTTATGATAGTTCTAAATGGGTACAAATGCAAGATAATTCTATATAATCCTTACAGATATGACTAAATGTATCTAAATTTGTTATTATTTTAATTGACTTTTAAATCAAAAATGGCCCCAATCAGCCGGGCCGATATGTCCAATTTACTCTGTAGTTATTAAGCCGGGCCTAGGGGTAAATACAAAAAATTAATACATGCTATAAATGATCTTACTCAACCAAAAACTAATTGAATTATACTGCACTGTATCAACCACGTTCCTATATAATCTTATGTTTTTTATTTTTCTTCTAATTTTCTCCCTGCGCTTTTTTCTTTGCGGACAACTCAACACCGGAACACTCTCCCTTAACATTTTTAATATATGAATTGGCATTTTACTCTGTTAATTAGGGGTTTTATAAGGAATTCATACTATGAATGAGAATATGTTTATGTAAATTACTCTACACACGATTTATTTTTACAATTATTTTTTATTTTTGTAAATTTTTATAATTATATAAGTGGCAATGTTCTTTTTACTTTATAACACTACTACTTCTATATACAATATATACGGTATATCTATTATATTCCTTTCATTACTACTTACTGTTTACTTTATTCCTATTACTTATTATATTCTACTTATATATGAAACGTTTATTTACCCTATTAGAAGAAGTGTTTATTTCTTTTGTTTCTACAGTGTTATTTTGTGTTTTTAGGGTGTTTGGGAGGTAGGTTTTTGTGGGGGGTGTGATAGGGTATTATAGGGTGTAATTGGGGGTGCGATAGGGCGGGTGATTGGGTGTTTAAAACTGTACCCGATAGGGGCGGTACGGATTAGTAGTACAGGGAAATAGGGGGTAAGATGTTCCCGATAGGGTATAGTAAAATTAAATGTAAATATATTTAAATCTTGTAAGTATATAAAAGGATAGGGTAAACTGTATTTAGGGTTTATTAAGGGTATATATGTGAGTATAAACAGTATAAGAATTGTATTTTAACGTGCCGGGCTTGTATTTTAATATATAATTGTGTAATTTATATGCGTTAGTGTAATATGTTATAAATAATTTAGCTTAAAGCACTTATGAATATAACCCTTCTTCCTGCTGGAATTTATAGTACCCCATACCGTATAATAGTAAATCTCCAATGGGAAATGGATATGGTATACGGATGGAAAAGAAATCTTGTTAAAGATGGTCTAATTTGGTCTTATCAATGGGAACTATATGTGGATGTACCATTTTCTAGCGTTTTCCCGCGAGTGAACAATTGGTCGCCACTAGATAACATTATACCACCATGTTGTGGTGGTAACAATCAAAACCTGTTACTTTTTAAGACTTGGGCGACGGATTGGGCAATGGGGAGTATTGTAAGACAAACAAAAGCCAATATGTTGTATGACCTTCGAAGAAGGCCTAGTGAATGGCCACCTAGACCACAACAGAATGGAGTGCCAAATGAATTTGATCTTTGTAATCGTAGAACACATAGGGATATTGGTAATACAAATATTGAAATACCAATTGTACTCATACGTAAGCAAAACTGTGATCAAACTTGTCAATGTACAATAAAATCAGTTGGTGGCGATTGGCGATTAAATCTCCAACCATTCCAAATACAGCCTATAAATAACTGTCCAGGCCCAGTCGGGGTTCCATATCTACAACCCCTTGTTCCTCCACTTCCAACCGTCTTTAGCGTAGATTTAAATACAGCATAGGTAATTACTTATTAAGGGGAAGGGTTCCCGATACCTAACTGTTTACATTAGGTTGTTATAATAATGTATTAGGGGCATGGACACCAAATACCACCGCACTGTAATGGTGCATTCATAGTTAGGGACGCACCATTAATTACTAGCGAGGCGCCAGCTGCGGCCTCTTGGCCTTCTAGTAGTTTGTTGTTAGAATAAACTCTATTACCGCAGTTATCAATGGCCAGAGCTTCAACACTGGAACGGGTTACGGAAAATGCTACGGGTTGGGCGGGCCAAGATACTGTAATAGTATCATCTGGCCCCTCTAAAGTACCAACGAGTACTGGATCGCATCCAGCAAACGTCGCTTGATAGCCCGGACTTCCTGCATATCCACCATTTCTATAAACGCTGACTGGATACGAGATTCCTGTTTTACATCCATTTGCTGATACGTATTCTTCTTGCAGTGGGGAGCATCCACTCAAGTCGGTACGCTCACGTCTCTGGGTGAAAGCTTCACCATAACATACCTGTTCACAAGAAGGTGTCCATTCAGTCCATTCGCTCCAGTTTTCTTGACAGCAGAATTGTCCCGAAGGTTCGGTACTAAATACCCTATCATAACAATCCGAATAATCAAATGTAACAAAAGCGTGTTCAAGTATTCCACCTATTCTTTGGGGTTCATCAATTGTACAGCGTTTGTAAGAAACTATCTGACCGTTTCTATCAATAGCGACTCCTTCTACGTGGGAAAATGTTTCTCCGCCGCCACAAGTTATTTTTGTGAACTCTTTTGAGCGCATCATTGGCTTGTCAAATTTAGGTAAGTTTGGAGTACTTGACATGCTCAAAAAAGAATATGTTGTATTCCAGAACTCCGGATAAGCTTGAACACCATTAATGTCGGGAGGTGGCGTATAATTTGCCGTTCCCAATGCTTCAAAACTGCCAATTAGCCCCTCATTTCCTACTGAAGTAATGGGAATAATTGGGTATTTGTTCCAACTAAATGCTATTTGTGGCTTTGGGGGTTCACTGGGGTTGGCGGCAATTTGAGCATCATTTGCGCGCGATAGAATGTTAAGATCATAAAAATTATCAGAAAGAGAAAAATAACCGGGACCACTAAGCGTAACACCCTTACGAACTGGCTTTGTTATCTGTCCAACCAACTCCCAATTACAGCCAGAGGCGTAATAAGTACGAATTCCGCTTACGCCAGTCGTATATGAAATGCTAGCTGTTTTATATATTGATATTGGACACATTTCGTCTTGCTCATAACAAGGAGAGCCGTTAGATTCTAAACAGGTTAAACAGTTTTCGTCATTTTGACACGTGTCACATCCTGTTCCGCTAAATGGGGGAATTGTTGTAAACTGTGCGCCATTATAAATTAATGCCGCCTCCTGATCATATTGTGCTACTTTTTCGCGCAAAAGGCTTATTAATGTAGCGGTGTCAAGTACACTCATTTTGATTAAATTAGTTTGATGAAGAGGTCGCCATTAAAACATATACAGTTTCAGTTTGTCCACCTGTACATATCCTTAGTGGTCTAAATCTGGCCGTCCTACCCCCCAGAGCCGCGACATCCATTATAATTTCTCCCCCACCTCCCGTCATATGTAACACCTGTGGAGCTATCGATACATTGCCAGTAGAATTTGTTACACGTAGAGCATCATGTCCAATTTCTACTTTATCAGAGTTAAGCTTAAATCGTAAGCCAGAACTGCTCATTTCCGCTTCGTGTTGAGTTGGGCCTGAGAATTTTAACCCTTCCGCCCCATATTCCCCCTTGAATTGAAAGGCGTTTAAAATTTTTATTCCTGTTTCTGCTATTAAAAGTTTTGCAGCTGTCGCTATGCTCTGTGCATTTAATGCGGTAATATTATCTAAATTAGGTACTATAGCTATGGTATTTGAAAACAGTGTATTCACTCTTAACATGGGAAGAGCTGCTGCCATAACTACTCGTGCTAAAACTTCTAATGAGCCCCCATTTATTATATTGCCAGTATCACTAGTGTAGAATACTTGATTTAAAATCTGGGGGCCGTTTGCGCCCACAAACGCCTTGATAGAATTCTTGATCAAATTGCTAGTTGTACCAGCTTGGTCGATAAACTTTTCAAAAATGTTGTCTCTTTTATCCCCAATCTTCTGATATAATGGAGGGTTTAAATTTGTAAGGCTAGTAGCAAACATTGGCGACAAAATTTGGTCTTGGTTGTCGTCAATGAATTCCACAATTGAGTCCTTAATTTGGGTACTTGTTTCCCCTGTAGCAGAAATTATTTGATTGAATATACCATCCCTATTTTGTTTTACATACTTCTCTAAACGATCTTTTATTTCTTGGGTAACAGTACCATTTGCATCTATTATTTTAAATACAATATCATTTTTATTTCTATCAATAAATTCTATAATCGAATCTTTGATTTCAGGTTTTGTATCGCCATTTGGTTTAATAATTTTAGCAAACAAGTCCTTATCATTTTTTCCTACGAATTCTACAATTGCATCCTTAATTTGGGTAGTTTGGGCATTGCCGTTTTGATCTATAAATTTATAAAAAAGATTATTTATAGTGCCACTAGTACAACCAGCGGAAATAATTTTATCTAAAACTAAACACCAGTCTATACAACTTTGGGAAACAGTGGTACTATTTATAACGTCATTTATAACTGTACATAAATTAAAACCACAAACATTAGCTGGACCATTAAGTTGTATTTGTGCTGGCACTAGGCTTAAAATATCGCAAGGATTGGGTATAGATACGGCCCCACTTACGTAAGCACGTATTCCACTTCTTAATTGACCTAATTTGGTTTGGTCGGAAACACAGTTAGCTACCCCCTCAGAAATAGATGCCGCTATATATGCATTTATTTTATTTTCTACTTTTATAGAATATTCACAAGCTTGACCATTAGGGCTATTTGGGTTATTTGGATCATAGCTAGTACAATCAAATGCGGCTAAAAGCTTTTGATTATAATTTGCCATACCATTATAACTTTTGTCTAAGCCCGGATGATCACATAAATCGCCAGTATAGCCCGCCGAAACATTTGGCCCACTTGGGTTAGAAATAGTACATGGGTCAAAACTATTAAATAACTCTACTAAGTGATTTGAAACTCTAGTATCAATAGCACGGGCCAAATCACAATCACAATCGCCACTAATAACAGTGTCTATCCCAGAGAAATTACATAGGTCTAGGTTTATACCACTAATATCTGAAGCATTATGCCTATGACCAACTAACGAATAATTACCCAACGCTTGTTTCCCACTCAGTGCCGATTGTAAGCCATTAACACCTGAGATTTCGTGACTATGTGTAGCATTTGCGTAGTTACCCGCAACTTGCTTCGCGTCCAGCGCAGACTGCAATGCTGTAACGTCTGAAATCGCATGATTGTGCGTAGCATTTGCGTAGTTACCCGCAACTTGCTTCGCGTCTAAAGCCGACTGTAATCCTGTAACATCTGGAATAACTAGTGTAACGAAACCAACCTTTCCGGCGACGCTATCTACTGCGGAAATAGGTATTTCTATATACATACTTCCCGACCAGCGGTATCTCTTACGAGTACCTATTGCTAAATAGATTTTTCCATTTTGGCCAGTAGTGGGAAAATTTTCAAAATTTGAGTATTCTAATATCTCATCTACGTAACTAGGAAGTTGGGATGATGGAATTACACCATTTACTAAGGTTGAATAATTTCCAGTCTCTTGTTTTAAGTTTAGTGCAGTTTGTAGACCCCTAATTTGGGAAATTTCGTGTCCCTCTACCTTATCTACTGATGAAATTTTAATCATAAGAGTATTTACACTAAGTGTAGCATATTATGATCGATTTAGTTTTCTATTTTTATTATGCGTATAGACGGAACATTAATTCTTTAATGCCTATACCATTAAATGGTGCCCTTATAGTTTAAAACGCATCATTAATTACTAAATATAAATTAATAATTATAGGTCAATTTTTACAAGAGCGTAACCTTCTGTGTCTACAGCACTTAAAAACTTACCCACTACAACAATTCCATCGGTAGCAATTTTACCGTCATCACCTGCGTAAGCGGCATCACCAACATCTGGTAATCCGCCACCAGCACCACGATCAGTTAAATCAAAATCATTTACGAAAATAATACCCTTTGTTAAAATTGGCACTGCTTGGTTTGGTAACACGGCATCCATTTCAGCAAGTTTTCTTGGGTTATAGATAAGATACTCACCATTTTCATCAACTTCTCTTACGTCTTTTAAGATAACACCAAAAGGTGCTGGAACTGTATTGTAAGTTGGTGTAGCAGTTACCTCTGCGACAACATCAAATCTGGCTGATACAGCATTTGCCACACTTGAAAGGTTTGTTGGCAATTGTGATACGCCACCGTCAGTATTTTTCCAAGTATATACTGGTGTAACTAAAGTGCCCTTGGTTGCTGGGGCCTGTCCGGAATAAGAATACAAGTTTATTACGTCGTGCTCGCTATAGTTACGAAATGGTTTTAAATTTGGCATAATCTTTAATAATGATTGTTAAATACAATTACACTTATTTTTATAAATCTGTAATATTTTTAATTTAAAAAAATACAAGTATTATACGCCACTAGGTAGCGGCCAAACTGACGGCCCCCAACCGCAAGATCCATCTAACAGAGTATCAAACCTACGTCCTGTACAGTCTGCATAGGTTAATGTTAATGAACTACTACCCGTAATTCCCCTATAAGAATAGGTTATACCATTTGTGTCTACAGCTGCCATTTCAACACTTGAATATGATAAACCACCAGAACAAATACCTAGAACCGAGTCCCCCGGTCCATTAATTGTTCCAAGATATTGCCAATCACAGCCTACGCAAAAAGTCGCCTGTGTGCCCTCTGGGGGTCTAGTAAAAGAAATTCCACCAACTTTATAAACCAAATAAGTAGTAACATTTCCTAATGGGGGACAGCACTCTATAGTACTGCCGTCCTGAGCAGTGGTTTGGAATCTATATTGCTCGTCGCATTCACAAGGTGATCTATATCCTTGTGCCTCGCAACATAAACATGGGGCGGCATTTGTACTCATATTATTTATATATAATTTACTTTAACGTTGAAAATAATTACCTGATTACAGTTACTTGCATTTACACATCTAAGTCTCCAAATAACGCCCTCAATTCCAAGACTATTAAATGAGCTAACGTAAACTGGTTTAGCTATACGATATGAAGAGAATTGGCCCTGCGAGTTTAAAAGAGCAAATCTTTCAGTTTCTCCAACATTAGGGTTGTCTCTTAAATATAAATTAACCTTATAAGCGTTAGACAAACTTGTTGACCCCAAGTAAGCGGCGCTTGGATATTCAATATTAACAGTACTAGCTTGCTGTGGGGCTAATTGTACTGACGGAGTACATGTAATAAATGGTCTTCTACCAGTACACTTATCTACAACGTAACCTAATTTAATAAACCCAACTTGGGTTGGTTCTGGTCTAAAGTCTGTTAAATTAGCATTTCTAAATTCTGCAAATTGATTTTTAATCTGTGCGGCTAGGTCAAATGTTTTAAATGCTGTTGTTCCTCCGGTTTGGTACTGTAATGTAAAAGTTCTAGTTATTGTTGCGGGAGGTGCTATTGTGATATTGGTAGATGTACTTGTAGGTGCTGCATGAAATTGATTATTACCACCTTGAGTATAATTAATTTTTATTGTTCCTATTTTTAGCAAACTCAATAAACGCGTTGCAGAGTTAATAGTTGCCTGTCCAGTACCATTTGTAACAGTTATTGTAACTGGTAGACCAGAAGTTGCCGTGCCAGCCGATAATGTAGTTGTGGTGCCACAAGTGTAAGGCCCCAAGTTAAGTGTTGCTGAAATAGTCTGCTGTCTTTTGCAAACAAATTGAATAGATTTAGTTGCCGCTGTCCAAACATTACTGCCGCTATTGCTTCCTGTTAAAATAAAATCACCCGGCGTTGTAACGGTAATATCAACCAAGTTAGCACGATTACCAGTGCCCTGAGCAACTGTCGCTACCCCGCCATTACTACTAATAACTGTATAGTTAATAGTTATAGCCGCATTACTTGTAAATGCATTAAATGTTATTATGGTCGAAGGACTGTTATAACTATAAAGCCTTGAGCTTTGAGTATTTGTAATACTCGAAACACTAATTATTTGTGTTTTTTTTGCAGTTACGATGGACATACTTAGTATATTACACGTAACTTTATTTTAATGCGTAAAAAATGATTTTTTACCCCATATTTAAAAGGTTTTGTATACCATTTATTTCAAAAGCAATTTCTTCACTACATGTAATGTGGTTTATTCTGAATTTATATTTATTGTTAAAATAGTTAACAGTAGATTCTAATTCTTTTTTTGCCTCTTCAAGCGTTTTGAACCTACTTCTCATTCCACAATCCTTCCAAGCGGTTGTGTCTGGTTCCAATATTTCTAATAAATAAGTATCGCCTATGGTTGTCATATTATATTTTAGTAAAACAATCGATATTCAAATAATCATGCCATTCAATATGTTCATCTATCTCACGAGAAAAAGCGGTTAGTAAAAAATTAACTACTTGTTTTCTGGTTTTGCCCTGTTGAAAACAGTTGATAATTGCCATTTCAATCTTAGTATCATTTTCTCCAGATGGTAAATCTATCATCCAGCTGGCGGCATTTTTCCTTCTCTTTTCTAAAAAGATATTCATTGAGTCGTTCATATATAATTACATTGATTAATTATGAGTTACCCTTTTTATTGTAGGGGTATTGTTAACTGTTAGTGATTGATAGCAAACCATGCTATTATAGTAGCAATTATTGCAAGTACAGTCAAGCAAAGAATGGCATAAATAGCTTTACAAAAAAACGTGAATATTTTATACAAACCAAATAATAATACAAACGGTATTAGTATAAATCCCCAACACGCAGATAAAAAAGGATCTAACATAATATTTATTACACTAAAAAATGGCGGAAGCAGTAGGATTCGAACCTACGAAGGCTTTAATACCTCAGCTGTTTTCAAGACAGTGTCCTCGACCAACCGGGCTACTTCCATTAATATTTAGGACTAGTAGGGATCGAACCTACGACAAACACGTTATCAACATGCCACTCTACCAACTGAGTTATAGTCCTGAGAAAATTTGGTGGGCAGAGAAGGACTCGAACCTTCGAAATCTAATGAGAGCGGATTTACAGTCCGCTGTAATTGCCGCTATACGATCTACCCAAAAATTGGAGCCCCCGGTCGGGATCAAACCGACGACCTCAAGTTTACAAAACTCGTGCTCTATCAACTGAGCTACAGGGGCATGAATGGTGGAGTCGATCAGTTTTTATAGATAACTCCACTTTCAAAGTATAATATATTATACATGAAAATACAAGAACAAATTGGAAAAAAGTTTGCGAATATGGAAATACTTGAGGTTATTGGCTATAGAAAAGTTAAATGTAGGTGTGATTGCGGTAATTTAAAAAATTGTGATTTTCAAGATCTTAGAAGGGGGAGAATTAAGGCTTGCGGTTGCAAGAGGCATACGCCTGAACTCAATGAGCTTTCTAGAATTAGAGCGTACCAGCTTTTAGAGAAGGGGGTTTTAAATAAAGGTGGAGATAATTATCCGAAAGAAGATAGGGAATTTAAATATATGTTATATAGAATAAAAACTAAAGGCAGAAAGGAATGTTTTATTAGTGTTCAGGATTTAAAAGACGTATGGGAATCACAAAACGGAATATGCGCATATAGCAAAATTAAATTATCTCTCCCAACTTTTTCCAACCCAAACTCGTTAGAACCTTATTATATGGCATCGGTCGATAGAATCGATTCTTTAAAACCATACTCAAAAGATAATATCCAATTCGTTAGCCGAACTATAAATTATGCTAAAAATTCTATGACACATGAACAAATGTGTGAATTTATTGAATTAATTAAATTTAGTTAAGTAACCTGGACGCGAGGAGAGTCGAACTCCTGTCTTTAATATTGATTACTATATATTCATTCACATGTTTTGGTAAATTCAGCATTTGATTGACTAGAGGCTGCTATGGTTTACCGACCTATCTTTTAGAGTCTGCCTGATATAGTGAAGAGTCTACATCCACCCCCTACGCTTGTTTTACGAGTATCGTAGATACTACTCTAACCTACTATATTTTCCAAAAGCTTAGTAGGATCTGCTTTTGGCGTTTATGCGGCCAACGCGTAAGACTCTTCTTCGGAGAAGAATTCTACAACATTTGTCATCGCTGACTTGACTGCATTAACTGCATTAGTAATAACTTTTGCATTTATGTTTTCGATCAGCTTTTAAGGTAGCCAGCTGATCAACTACCACATGCATATACAGTTTTCAACGATTAAATCGAAACCAGTACGCGCCCGTAAATTAGATTATACTATCAAAGATCATAAAAGGATCCTAGGATCCAGTATAAGTTTATTACACAAAGTAATTTGCCTACACACTTATAATAAAATTATTTATGTATATTGTCAAATTATTTCTTAACTTTTTTCCAAAACCAATATGGGCCAACTATATCGTCAAAATATAAAGACAAATGCATGAATTTTTGGTAGTAATAAAAACAAAATTCATTATTAATCTTGCTTAAGAAATCCACACAATAGTAGAAAAATACAACTAAAAATTTATAAAATAAAATTTTATTATTTAATAGAAGTGCGCGCATACAGATCAAAAGCAGTATTGATAAATTAAACTAATAAAAAAATAAACAAGAGACGGAACGAATAAAAAGCCACCATACCCAATTAGGATATTTATCCAAGTGTTTTTAGGGTCTTCCACGAAAGCATCTACGTCTTCCTTGTAGATGAGAAATATTGCAATAATAGAAAAAACTATTGTAATAAGGTATATAACATCAAAGGTTATAAGTATTCTATTAATCAAGTTAAACATAATTATTAAAGGTTTTGGAGGTAACCGGGATCGAACCGATGACATTCTGCTTGCAAAGCAGACGCTCTACCAACTGAGCTATACCCCC